AAGAATAAGCACATTATGTTACCAAAAAAGGTAAAGGTGATGATCAAATTGCTACTATTTGTAGCGTTTGGTTTGTTAGTGAATTACGGTATGTATTCACTACGAACTCAATTCCTGTCATGGGAATATGATATCTTTCCTTTCCTACGTATAGTAGATACCGGTTTATGGTATTTTACTGTAGTGGGAGCTTTTATTATATTTCTAGTTGGAACTAGAGATATCATAAAAGCTAAGTAACATATTTCAATTATAGCCTGTCTTGGTCAAAACCAGGATGGGCTATAATATTATTTTTACATTTATTAAATTGTATTTACCAGGAAGGAAGAAAAATAAAATGAATGAAGATTTATTAGTAATCAAAAAAAATGAAGTGCCAGCAATTCAGTTTAATAAAGAAGAGCTGATCGAACGTGTTGATGAGATCTTGGAACAACACAAAGGAATCATTTATACCATAGAGGATATCCCAGAGGCTAAAAAAGTTGTGGCTGATCTAAGAAAACAGAAAAAATATCTGAATTCTGAAAGAATCAGTGCATGTAAACCGTATGAAGCAATTGTAAAACAAACAAAAACAGATATGGATGATGTGTTGGCCAGATATGATACTGTAATTCAAGAGATTGATACACAGATCAAAGAATCTGAAAACGTCTGGAAAAAAGAAAGAGAAGATTATATCAGAGAAACATATGAAGATGTTTTCCTTCATGAGATACCTGAAAAATATCTTGTATGTCCGATTATTAAGAATCTAAAGATTGATTCTAAATGGATGCTAAAAAGTACATCCAAGAAAAAGATTAAGGATCAAATGATCGAAAAAAGAGATAAAATTTTATCAGATATTAATACATTAAAATGTGTTGCAGAAGAAGAATTTTTATCCGATGTTGAGCAGGAATATTTTAAAGAACTTGATCTCAACAAGGCAATCAAAAAAAATCAGAGTCTTAGAGAAGCAAAGCAGAAAGTTTTAGAAGCAGAAAAAAAGAGAAAAGAAGAGGAATTAAGACGAAAAGAACAGGAAATGAAAGAGCAGCAGGAAACACAAGCTGTAGAGCCATTTGAGTTCGATTTCGATCCTATTCCAGTTCCAGAACCAATTTCAAGAAAAGTCAGTAGCAGTTCTACACCAATTCAAAAGAACAGAAAATCATCCATTAACAATTCATCCGTTCAGAATTATCCGTATCCGTTGAATCGTGAAATCCACAAACCTGTCATGAAAACATTAAATATTAAGATCAGGGGAGAAGAATCAGTTATCAGAGATATCATGAAATATATCTATGATAAAAAAGATATTGAGATTTTACAATAACGGCTTTGATTGGGATGGATATAACAATATTAGAAAGAGAAAGAGTTTAGTATATGACAATTTATGATTATAGCGATTTACTCAAAATGATAGCGAATATCAATACAGATAAAATTATCGCAAAAAATGAAAGAACAATGAACAATAAAAACAGATTAGCCAAAATGGAAAACAAATTATTAACATGTGGAATTCTAAATGATTGGTATGATTTAAAGAAAAGCTGCAAAAGACTTAATGTAAGACTTGCACCGTATGGTAATTGGGACGAAGAAACTCAAGGTCCGCTTATGAAAGATCAAAATGGAAAGTATTTTATGAATAATGGAACTTTTTCTATATGTATGAGTTCAGGTTCCCACTGGAGTGATCATTTTGGATTTTCATATTATGATAAAGAATTCGAATGGAATATCTGGCATTCAACAGATTACGTTTTGTTCAGTAAGTTTTCGAATGAGGATTCAGAAATTGAGACAAAAATAAAATTAATTCAATTATTTTTATCCAATTATGAAGAATACCGATCTGTGCAGTTAGACAGAATTTACAAAAAAATGTCTAAAATTTCAGAAGAAACAAAAGAAATTAAAGATGAACAGGCAGCAATGTCAGATTTTTAATCAGAGGTGAAGAACATGATTAATGTAGAAATTTTAAAGAAAGAACTATTAAAGCAGGATTCCGTAGAGTCCTGCTTTAATGATGAATACAGGGAAATGATGGCATGTATCGCAGGAGCTGTTGACTGTTCGATTGAAAAAATCGAACGATTTTTAACAGATTATGGGCGGTTAACTAGAATTAATCAAATGACTTATGTTTCAAGAGAACATGAGACAAAAGAAGAATTTTACAAAATGCCACACAAGAAAAGAAAGGGAAGATTATTATGATACAAATTATATTTGATGAAGAAAAAGACCGAAGAGAAGGTTATATTGACTGCTGCCATATTATCATAGATGATCATGGAATCAAACAGCAGAAGGTAATTCGTACAGAAACCTTATATGAATTATTAGAAAAAACAAAAGAACATAAAAAGAAAGAACTTTTTCTTGGAAGAGTGCCACGAGGATATCTTGCAACAAAACAGAGAATTGAGGATTTTCCCAAAATCCAAAGTAAAACTGCCATTTTCTTAAAAGAAGATGTCCGGAGAATCATATATGAAAACAGCGTTTATGAGATTCCGATTCCTAATCTTATGATGATCCATTCAGTAACAACAAACGGATGTGTATCAACAGATTTGTTTTGTCTGGAAAAAGATATGGACAAAAAAACGGCAGCAAAATTACTGGAGGAAGATCGTATGCCAAACTTATATCAATGGCCATTTGCAAATGTCAGTGGTGCAGGAGGAGTTTGTTATGGATCAAACAATATCCGAAAGATTGAAAGATTAAGTGATCTGGACATTCTTCCGATTCTGTTTTTTGATAGCCCAATGAATTCTGATTATTATACCCCACATAGAACAACACTTGGAAAGGCAACGATAAGAGAATTATTAGATACCTTAAATGGGAAAAAAGAATTTCCCTATGAGATATTACAGGAATATAACCCACTTACTTACAAAAGAAGTATATTTTAGAAAGGAAATTAATTACGATGAAAAATGATGTAAACGGACAGATGGATCTTTTAGACCTTCTTGGAATTGAAAAAGAAGTAGAACAGAAACCAGAGAAAGAAACAGAAACAAAGAATACCAAAGAAACAAAAAAAACTGAAAATGTTTCAAATACTTCTAAAGTATCCGAAAAGAAAACAGAAACAAAAAAATATAAATGCCCTATCGTAGTTTATGGTGGTCCTTACAGTTATACAATCAACGAGGAAAACAAGGAGATGTCATCAACAGAGGTTAAAAAACATGTAATTAAGACATTCCCAGAACTAAAAGGGATTGTTACTGTCAAAATGCAAGAAGATAATAGCTGCATTTTGCATGTAGAATACAAAGAAACAAAGTTACCCGAGATCAAAGATCAGGGAATCTTTACTGTTAAACTTGGAAAAGAGTATGTGATCAGTAATGAAGGAGTGGAAGAAGCTGTCATAGCATGGAATAAGAAATTTCCTCAGTATGTCGGATGTAATTACCATTACGTTAATAATAATGATCATGTTTTGATTCCATTTTACAAATCTGATTCCAAACAGGTGCTGCGTGCTTATAAGCTACCAGTTCTGATCGGATTTCCTGAAATGATGGAACAGATAAAACCAGATAAAGATCAGGAAGATCAGACAATCAGCGGTGCTGAGATCATGGAACGATACAGCAAGACTCATCCGGAATTTAAAGATTGTACATTCAAGTACATTGAACATACAAACACGATTATTCCTTTAAAGGAGAAAGCTGTTTATGTTCCTGATATCTGCATGATTCAGTTGCCGATCACAGTGGCAACAGGTGGATACCACATTCAGTTTTCAGCAGATGATTTTCACGGAAAAGATATTGTAACAATGGAAGAAATCCGAAAAGCATTGGAAGCTACATATCCAGAATACAGTAAAGAACGCACGAGCATGACTTATGATAAACGTCATTTTATTATAGCAATGTTAAAAAGCAGTACAAAAGGTGCAACAATTGTATCAAGTCGGGAAGGTTTTCACAGAGAAGTTAACGAAAATGGAGTTACAGAATACCGGCCATATGGGAAATTTGTTCTTACAGGAAAAAATCAGCTGGATTTTTCTTTAAATTCTGATCAGTTAAAGATCCCAAAAAAACTTTTATCTGATATTATTGATAGATTCCGCATGGATATTCACAGAGAATGTGCTTTGCAGTTATTTATGACAAAAGATGAAAAAGGATATTGGTTATACGAGCCAAGACAGACAGCAACATCTTGCGATGTAACTTTTGAACGAAACAACGTTATGGAAGATGAATATGTTCTTGTTATGGACATTCACAGTCACGGGAAATTACCAACTTTCTTTTCAGCCACGGATAATCGTGACGAAAAAGGAATTCGTCTTTACATGGTCATTGGTAACTTTTCAGAAGAAAATCCACGTTCTTATAATATCATGCTTCGAGCTGGTATGAATGGAGTTTTTCAGGAGCTTTCTGTAGAAGATATTTTTGTATAACTGACAATTTACATATTTAAGAAAGGAGAAACTGTCCGGTCATTGATCGGACAGTTATTTTATATTATGAGAGAAGAAACAAAACAGAAAATTTTTATTATTGGATGCGGTGGTACAGGTTCCAACTACATTAAAGAATTAGCGAGATATTTAGCTACAAACAGAAATTATATGATAAATGCAGATGTGATTTTAATTGATGGAGATACGGTAGAAGAGAAAAATCTTGAACGACAGTCTTTTACTCCGGAAGACCTACTGATGAACAAAGCGGAAGCAATGGCATTAGCAGTCAGCGATATGTATAATCTAACATTTTCTTATGTGCCAGAATATATAGCATCTAAGGAACATATGTTACGTATTATGAGAAATACCTATGAAAGAGAATCTTATGAGGAGGAAGAAACTTTCGTTCCAATCATCATCGGTTGCGTCGATAATCATAATTGCAGAAAAATTTTACATGAAATTTTTGAAGAATATACGGACATCATTTATATTGATGCTGCGAATGAATTTAGTACTGGAGAAGTTGTTGTCGGGATTAAAAATAATCAGGCGGTTATTGCACCGGATCGTGCTTTTTATTTTCCGGAAGTTTTAGAGGACAGTAAAAGTGTATTAGAAATGTCATGTACAGAATTGAATAATGTCAAACCACAGCATTTAGTCACAAATCTGTTCGCTGCAAATATCTGTTTAATACAGACGATTAAAATTTTAAGCGGAGATTGGACCTGTGGAGGAATTTATTCATTTGATGCATTTGGGTGTTCCTGTACAAGAACTGATCCAAATCTAATCAAACAACAACAGAAAGGAAAATTAAAATGAGATTTTTTAACGAATTGGTAAATTATGACTTAAAAAGTAATATTACCTTAAAAACAAGATTATATCAGAAATACATTTTAGAGATTGAATCTTATTTAGGAATTTCACAATATCATCAAAATTTATTTTACAATTCGAATGAAGAAGATACTTTTTATAATGATATGCAAAGGTATATCGTATACCAGGATCTTCTTTTATTAAATGATATTTTAGATAAAAATCAGATGGAACATGTTTTTTTTGCAGTTTATGATGATGACGATAATAATGGTGAATTTGAATCTTTAAAACGCAAATTTTATCAGCAATTAAAAGGAAAATTTCCAGAATTTCAAAAAGAACAAACATTTGATATGAAAATCATAAAAGGTCCTTCTATAGAAGAACTGATTTCTAAGGCTTATATTGGTTTAGGAAGTGCTTCTTTTATAAGAGTAGATGAAGTAAGGTTTTTTCCATCCATGTTTCTATTGATCCGTGAAAATGATGATATCTTATATAAACTTCGTTTTTTACAAAAGATTCAATACCCATTGGATCAAAAAAGAGTTTATCGTATGCTAGATGGAAAGTTTTTCATGGATGTTTTTGGAAGATCTGATCTTCGCATCAATGATGCAGTGTATCATTTCTGTGTACTTTCCATTGATTCCAGAGCAAATCTTTGGAAGTGGATCACACTGACAAAAGAACATGAATATATTGATCAATGCTATATGGATGCATTGTCTGGAAATGGTTTTAGGAGGTAAAAATCGTGAACAATCAGATTTATGAAATGGTTGATTTATATTTTGGAGAGAAGTTTGTATTATACAATGATGCATCTTTCCTTTTAGATGATCATCAGTTCAATTTTTTTGCATTATTTATTCGATACATTGAAACACTTGGGAAAAGTATAGGTTTAAATGTAGATCAGAGTCAGAGATTATTACAACGTATTAAGCAAAAAAATATGCAATATGTGAAGGATGATTTGGATTTTTCAATAGAAATATCTGATGATTATACTGAATTTTCAGATCAGCTTGAGATACAGTATCTTTCGTTGTTAGATATACGAAGGTATTCTGTTGATATTTCAGGATTCTATCGGGAAGATAATGAAACTGATCCACCAGGAACGATTGAAGAATTATTCGATCGATTATATGATTTTCCAAAGGATGATAAAAAAATAATTCTTGATGCTATTCATCAGGATGAAAACGGTAGATCGTACCAATATCTTTTAAATGATGCAATGGAAGATGATGAAAGTTTAAATGTATCATTACATATCTACATTGATCCGAACTATACAAAATATAGAAAAAGATATGAAAAATGGTTCAAAAATGACAATGTATATCAAACAATTGATCAGTCTGCACCAGAATATGTCCGTAATTTATGGATGACTTCTGCGGTTTTAAAAAATGGAGCGAGATGCGATATCTTTTTGGATGGATACTGGATAGAAGCTTTTGAAAAATATATATCAACGATTAATCATCAATATTTTATCGATCAGATAAAAATAAGAAAGAAATTAAATTTACTGTAAAAATGACAGGCTATTCTTTTATGGATGGCCTGTCATTTTTTTGCATTAATTTACTGATAAATAGTGACATGTTATTTTTAAAATGATATAATATATCTTGTCAAATTAGATATAAAAATATACAGATGGCAATACATTTCTAAAAAAAGAAGTGTGTTGCCATTTTTTTATGCACTTGAACCATTTGGTTCAGGTGCTTTTTTATACCTATTTGACAGGTAACCATTAAATCATTTTAAGAAAGGAGCAGCAGGATTCTACAATGAATTCTGCTAAAATTAGTTATGAGCATATTAACGATTAACAAAGATGGGACACCAAGTTACAATGAAGTCACTTATGTGCTTCATGAGCTGGAAGATTCCAGAATCAAACGTCACATTCTGTCTGGAATAATCACAGACATGGAAGTATCCGATATTGGAGCAAAAAATACCAATTGTCGTGTTCGTTATAAAAACCAGTCTGTGTTAATCCCAATCTCTGAAATGGGAATTGAGCTGTCAAATAACGATAACGGAGACGAATGGGTGAGAAAAACGCAGATTCTTAGTAAGATGCTTGGAGCAGTTGTTGATTTTATCGTAAGAGGTATTGATCGAGATGATCCAGATGATATCCATATTGTTGCTTCCAGAGCAGATGCATTACGAAAAAAACGATTTGAGTATTTCACGTCAAATGAGCCAATTTTTGACATAGAGAAATATGACAAAGCAGAGGCAAGAGTTATTGCCGTTTCGCAGCAATCTGCACGTTTAGAAATTTGCGGGGTAGAACTTACATTGCCAATGAATGAGTTATTCTGGAGCTGGGTGGCTGATGTAAGAGAACATTTAAGCCCTGGTGATGTTATCCCAGTTAAAATTCTTGATGAAAGTGTTGATGAAGAAGGAAACATCAAGTTAAGAGTCAGTGGAAAAGAAGCAGTAAAAAATACAGCTGCACTTGCATTAAAGAAGATTCATCCTGGTAATAAATGTGTGGGAGTTGTTACACATATCGAAGAAAATCAGCCAGTGTTTATCCGTTTGGAAAATGGAGCAAACGCCATTGCACACAATTCAAGAGTAAATACAGTTGCATATCCTGGGGATATTGTTACACTTGCAATTAATGACATTAATGAAGAAAAGCAAACAGCTGTCGGTGTTATCACAAATGTCATTAAACAGAATAAGGAATTCTAAACAAGGCAGGAAAGGAGAAGGCAGATCTAATTTAATAAGATCTGCCGACTTTGTTTATGGGAAAAGTAAAAAAATTTTTCAGTGATATAAATAAATCAAAGTTTAAATCTTTGTATGTCAAAAATTTTCTGTTTGCAGTTTCCATTTTAATTGTTGTATTATTTGCAGCAATTACATTCAATGATATATGGTTAAATATCATTGGGATCTTTGTTTTATTCGGGTTCAGCTATCTTACATTTAATGTACGAGCTATAGAGCAGAATAAGCTATATGAAGAAGTAACAGGAGTTATCACAGGGTACAAAGAAAAAGCAAAGGCAGATGTACTCACACCAAGATTGATATCCGAAGAATGCAGTTTCATTGTAGAGACAGATAATGAAAAAACATACGAGATTTTATTGCCACGATTAGAATTAAAGACAAGAGGAATTCTTCTTCAAGAGGGTGGTCCAAAATACTGGATTGGGAAACAGATCACATTCTACTATAGAGATGATCCTTCTAAACCATTTCATTATGATATTAACGAAAGAAAGGCGGGATCTAAAGATGGGAAAGAAAATCCTGAAATTTAGTTTAGACATTATCATTATTGCATGTCTGGTGGCAGCTGGATACTTTGGATTAAAAATTTTTGAACGATTTCAGGAAGATCAACAGTTAAACAGTTCGTATGAATCTATTAGAAAGGATACAAAAACAGGAAAACATATTAACTGGAACAAACTGAAAAAGATAAATTCCGATATTGTTGCTTGGATTTATGTAAAAGGAACAAACATTGATTATCCAGTGGTTCAAGGGAAAACGAATCAATCTTATCTTCATACAAACTTTAAAAAGCAATACACATATGGTGGATGCATCTTCCTTGACAGCAAAGATAATAAACAATTCGCCTTAAATGACAATAATGTGTTTTATGGACACCATATGAGAAATGGAAGTATGTTTGCGGATCTGGTTAAGTTCCGAGAAGAGAAGTTTGCAAGGAAGCATACGATTGAATTATATACACCAGATAAAACATATCATCTGAAAGCATTCTCTGCCTATGCTAAAACGGCAGACACGTCAATTCCAATTACATTTAAAAATCAAGAGGAAAAAAATGCTTATATAACTAAGCTTAAGAATAGAAATGGTGTATCATCAATTATAAAAAATATTCCGAAGAAAGATGAACCGATTTATACATTTGCGACATGTAGTTACGAAGGACATGACTACCGAACCTATGTCCATGCAGTCGAAAAATAAGTTGTTCTGTATGCTTGCTGATATTAGAAATTTATGTTATTATTATATTGTATTTTTATTAGATTCCTCATCCTTAACAGGATAAATAGGACTTTTTTTAGAAATATAAAAATTTAATAGAACATTTCATTGCGAAAGGCATAAAAATATACAGACATATTAATGTCTGTTTTTTTTGTGCCTTTTTTTACTATCCAGAAAGGAGGAAATAATATTATGGATGGACACAAACCAATTCCAATCCATGATCTACGAAAAGCAAATGCCTTAGAAAATAAGGATCAGTGGCTAAAGTGGAGAAAAGAAGGAATTGGAGGCAGTGATAGTGCAGCAGCAAGAGGAAAGGGCAAATTTAAATCGACATTGGAGTTGTTTTGGGAAAAAACGTCCAGCTTTCAAAGGGAGCCAAAAAATTGGGAAACATTATTATGTGGTCAATTATTGGAACCTTATGCACGGAGAATGTTTTCTTTCAAAACAGGCTTAAGAGTTATCGAATTACCATACATGTATCAGCATCCAGACCACCCATTTATGCTGGCTGATCTTGATGGATTAGTCATGATGCCGGATGGCAGCATGGCTATTTTAGAATGTAAGGTAATTAATGCTTTTACTAAAAAGTATTATGGAACGAAAGAAAATCCTAAACTACCATACCAATATGAAGCCCAAGTCAGGCATTATATGTGTGTTATGGATATCGATGTTGCATACGTGATCGCCATCTACGGCAACACGCGGAACGATGTCATTATTCGAAAGGTTACAAGAGATATGAAATATGAAAAGATCATGATCGAAGAACTGGAAGAATTTTGGCAGCATGTTCAAAACAACGAAGAACCGGGTATGTTTGAGGATAAAGATCCAAACCTGCTTATTAAAGCATTAGAGGAAAAGAAATATGTAGATGGAACGATTGAATTACCTTATGACCCATTTAAAAGTCTGTTAGAACAATATGACATGTTAATGGAGGAAAAAGAGGTAAAAAAACAAGAACTGAACGTAATAGATCAGTCATTAGATCGGATCAAAGCATGTTTCATTAATTCCCTAAAGGGAGCGGATGATACTCGTTATGATCGAGGAATTATTGTTCACAATGATGAGAAAATCACATTGAATTATGAACAAAAAGAGCCTAAGGTTACATTCAATGTAGAATCTTCACAAAGATTGGCAGAAATGTATCCGGATATTTATCAAAAATTTTGCACTGTACAAAAACAGTCTCCAAGATTTTCTCTGAAAAAGGAAAATTTAAAGAAAGGAGAACGTTACAATCATAAGTATGCTTAGGTGTAACGGAAAAAATATGCAAGAAGTACATTGTAGTTTTTACAAGAAAATCAATGAATTAGATGATGGTACATATTCCATCGCAAGATATCATGCGATATCTGAGGTACCAAAATTGGCACTTTGGAAACAGGATATATTCACGGTTTTAGGAAGAGATCTTCCAAGACAAAAGAACCGAGAGATTATTTTTTATGGAGAATGGAAAGAAAATATCTATAAAAAAAGAAAATCCCTGCAGTTTCATGCGGAAAGATTTAAAGTCTTGCTGCCAGAAACCAAAGAAGCCATTCAGGAAGTTTTGGCAGATGAAGTTCCTGGAATCGGGAAAAAGACAGCAAAAGCTATTGTGGATGCCTTTGGAACGGATACTTTTCACGTTTTAAAAGAACCGCCTAAACATGAAACGATTCCAAGAATAAAACTTATGGCTGTGCGAAACTTTATCAAAGCTGAGGAAAGAAAAGAAAGATTATGTTATTTGATGGGTACTTATGACCTAAAAAAAGGTCAGGCCAGAAAAGTTCTTAAAGCATTCGGAGAAGATGCTACAGAAATGCTAGATGCAAATATTTATAATCTATACAAAGCTGGAATTTCATTAGCAGATATAGAAATGAATCACGAGCCATCCGAAGAAGAGAAAAATGATACGATCAGAATCCGGTGCGGGATTTATTCCGCGATTACAAGATTATGTAAAAATAAAGGACATACTTTTATTTATGAAAATGATCTGATTAATGAAACTTATTATGTAATGCATAAAAGTGTCCCAAAAGCAACAATCATGTTTGCATTGGATTATTTTAAAAGTCAGTTGGTCGATGAATCTATCGTTTATGAAGATGGAAAATTCTTTTTACAAGAATATTATGATGCAGAAATGCTACTTAATAAGATGATTCGAGAAAGATTAGGAGAAAAAATCTTATCTGAGGATGAAAGAGCCAAGATGATTGAAGAGATCAATGATCTGGCAAGAGAAGAAAAAATCCTGTTAGCTTCGCAGCAGCAAGAAGCAGTTATCAAATCTCAGATTTATAACTTATCTATTCTAACCGGAGGACCAGGAACAGGAAAAACATTAACCATAGACATTATGATCAAGTGTTTTCTTAAACGTGGGAAATCGGTACTGTTAATGGCACCAACAGGATGTGCTACAAAACGAATGATCTCTGCGACACACTATGAAAATGGTGGTACGATTCATAGCAAACTAGGATATTTCTTAGACGATGAATTTGTTGCAAATCGTATGGTCAATGAAGATGTTGTTATTGTAGATGAATCTTCGATGATCGGATGCAAGTTATTTAGAGATATCTTCACGCAGGTAAGACCTGATGCGACTTTGATTTTCGTAGGAGATAAAGATCAGCTGCAATCCATTGAACCTGGACAGGTGTTTACGGATATGATCGATAGCAAAGTAATCCCTACAACAATTCTGGATCATATTTTCCGACAAGGTCAGAATTCTATGATTCCAATCAATGCAAAACTGATCAATGAAGGAAACCCAAAGATGATATGGAATGAGAAAGATTTTCAGCTAATTCGTATCGAAGGAAATGATAAAATGATTGAAGAAGAAATCTCTAAAAAAATACCTCAAATTTATGAGATGAATTATGAGAATCGAGAATATTCTGACGTACAGCTCTTATCACCACTGCGTAAAAAATTTAGCAGGAGTGGAAAAGTAGCCCTAACATCAACGGAATATTTAAATCCAGTCATCCGAGACTTGATCAATCCTTATGCAACACCAGATTCTAAAGAATATGTTGAAACATATGGAAAAAGGTTTTATATGGGAGACAAAGTATTAGAAACTTCAAACAGCAATATAAATGGAATCGTGAATGGCGATATTGGAAAAATCATTAAGATTGATCCCAAAGATTTTACTATTACGATTCAATTTGATGAAAAGACAGTTAAGTATAAAAAAGAAAATTTTGCGACACTGACGTTAGCATATGGTGTTAGTATTCATAAGTCCCAAGGGCAGGAATATCCGATTGTGATCATTCCATTGATGAAATCTTATCACAGAATGTTAACCAGAAGATTATTATATACAGCAGTAACCAGAGCAAAAGAAAAAGTTATTTTCATTGGTTCCCTGGCTGCTTTTTTTATGGCTGTAAATGATGATTTTTCAGAAGCAAGAAATACCAATTTGTTAAATCTACTGACGCAGAAAGCACAGTAGTTTTTTTCATTATTAAGGAGAAAATTTACGATGAAGAAAGAAACTTACGAATTTACAGATGAACAAATAACAAAAATGAACTATTACGACAGGCGTGCAGCTTTAATTGCTGAACTAAATAAAAATCTTGTCAAAAACAGAGAAACCGATGATTACGACTACATTGATCTGAAAGGGATTAATGATGTTCTTCATCCGTTAAAGTGCAAATACAAAATTACGGACATGCCATGTAAAGAAGATAATGGCGATATGTCTTTAATTATGATTGATTCACTTACAGGAGAAAAGCATGGAAAAATTACCATTCCATGGCCAGGAAACGATGATGAACATAACCATAATATGCGAAAAATTCAGATCACAGGAGCTAATATCACATATCTTCGCAGATATTTATTGATGCTTGCCTATGATATCAGCGTTCCAAAGGATTTTTACGATGAAAACAAAACTCCTTTGAAATTTAATGATATTCCAGAAGCTTTACGTCCGAAAGAATCTGTCAAAGATGGACAGGAAGAAAACAAAAAGTCTTCCGACTTAGACCCCGTATCCAAAGAAAAATACTTTGGGACAGAAAAAAAGGATTTAGTTCCATATGAGACAGATGAAGAAGAATTACAGTTAGATCCTAATCGTGGACGTGGAAAGACAAAAAACATCTATGATGATGCTGAAAACTATATGGTAAAAGAAGGAAAATATGAAGGAATAATGCTTTGCGATGTTGCAAAAATGGATCCTAATGATCTTATAGAAATGGCACGACAAGGAAGTCTTATTGAGCCTGAATTACAAAGACATGCGGAAACATTAGTGAAGAAATATAACTTATAAAGCAAAGGAGGAAGGCATCATGGGATTTCCGTTTACTATAGAAGACGAAGCAAAACTGTTACCTCTTAAAAATGCCAGACTGACAGGCGGAACAATCTATGCAGATTGTCCATTCTGTGGCAGCAAAGGAGCTTTACATATTTCAGTTAATAAGAATATGTGGAACTGCTGTGCCTGCATGACGAGAGGTGTGAATAATTCTGGAGGAGGACGAACGCAGCTTTATGCAAAATATTTCAATATGACAAACAGTGAAGCCTATCACAATATCTGTGATCTATACGGAATCGAAAAAGATTATCGTTCAATAGATGTGGATGAACCGACAAAAGAAGAACCTAAAAGAGATGTAAGAGAAATTGATTATGTGTATCGAGCATTGCTTTCTATTTTGACACTGAGTGATGAACACAAAAAAAATCTTAGAAAAAGAGGTCTGAATGATGCCGCTATCCAAAAACATCAATATCGATCTGTTCCAGTAACAGGCGTTGATAATATTGTGAAAACACTATTATCTTACAATATGGATCTTAAAGGAGTTCCAGGATTTTATATGTTAAATGGCAAATGGAAAGTCAATTTTACACCAGCCCTCGCCGGAATTCTTATTCCAGTGATGAGCCGAGAAGGCTACATTCAGGGATTCCAGATCAGGTTAAATAAACCAATCAGAGATTCTAAATATATGTGGTTTTCAAGCCAAGGAAAAGAATGCGGAAGTTCTCCAGGATCACCGGTACATTTTATCGGAGATGATCCTTTAGCAAAAACGGTTGTTTTGACAGAAGGCTGTTTAAAAGCAAACGTAGCCCATGAATTGTCAAAATATCTAATGAACAAACCGATGACGTTTGTGGCAATTGCTGGATGTGGACAGTTTAATTCTACAAAAAAAGCATTAAGCAGCTTGAAAGAATATGGATGTGAACTTGTATATGACGGATTTGACATGGACAAATTCAAAAATCCTAATGTATACAGAGCAATGGCAAAGAATTTTGATATTGCACATGAAGTTGGAATCCGTATGGAAGTGTATCGTTGGAATGCGATAGAGATATACGGTAATTTCAAACAAAATACGCCATATAAGGTACTGATCAATGATAAAGACTATGCTTTTTATTCTACATACACAAATCATAAACGTGAATTTTTTGATGAGTTTTTTGCAGATGAAAAGACAGGAAGATTGATCATTCCAGAGCCAATATTAAATCCACTACATCCACACGAAGATGTTAATTGCAAACTGATTGATGTTGAAACAGGTGATTACAGTGAGTTTAAGATGAATGTAGATGCATCCATCAATCGTTGTCAGGATTATACTGTTTGGCAGAAAAAAGGCATTGACGACTACTTTTATTCATTAGTACGTCTCAAAAATAAACAACAAAGAAAAAATTAATTTTACACAAAGAAAGGAGCTTATTATGATCGTAAGCGTAGATTTAGGAAACAAAAATATTAAGACACCAGAGTTATTATTTTTGACAGGACTGGATTCATATGACAGTAATCCATCTACGACATTTTTCAGAAATGATTGCATACAGTATGAAGGAAAGTATTATACCGTAGGAAGTCACAGAATTGAGTATACACGATATAAACATACAGATGATCGCTTTTTCATTTTAACCTTAATGGCTATTGCGAAAGAAATCAAACGAAGAGGCCTGAAAGGCGATAATTACGAAGTTGAGCTACTTCTCAGCCTTCCACCGGCTCATTATCGTACTCAGCATGAAAATCTGAAAAATTATATGATGATGAAAGGTCAGCATGTAAATTTCATGTTTAATGATAACCCGATGTCTGTTACATTTAAAGATGTGATTGTTTTTATTCAGGGACATGCTGCATTGTATACTCGTTCCAATTTAACTAAGGAAGAACCGTTGATCATGTTACATGATATCGGTGGTTTCACATGGGATTATCTTTCTGTACGAAATGGAAATCCTGAAAAAGATATCATGGATACAAGAGAATTGGGAATCATTCCATTTTATAATGAGTTTAGTAATTATATTGTATCAGAATATGATCTTCATCTTAGAGAAGATGATATTGATAATCTGATCAAAAATCGAACATTGCCATCAAATTTAGCTGCGATTCAAACAAAAGTATTAGATACGTTAGATACTATGGCATTACAGTATTTGAAACGAGGTATTAAAACGTTTATCGAAGATAAAATTGATTTAAAAATGTATACAAGTGTTTTTGTCGGTGGTGCATCTTTAATTTTTAAACCATACATCTTGCAGTTACAGGAAGAAGGTTTATTAGGTAAAGTCATTTTCATTGAAGATGTTCATGCAAATGCAAAAGGGGCACAGATTTTGTATAAAAGTGCGAAATCCATTATGAATAAACAGTAAGCATATTTTTTGTAAAGGTTGTGATCTTATTGGCAGAAAAAAATCAAATCAGAAAAAATATTGGTTTCGATTTATCCGATCCTGATCAGAAATTAGCTTATGATATTTTGGAAATGAAGCGAGGGAAATCATTAAGCAGATTTCTTGCTAAATCCATCATCATTGGTGAAATGATAGAAAGAAAAATGCAGACTGATAAAATCGAAAGACGTGGAAATGAACTGTTAAATAGCTTTGATAATTTTCCAATCAATACGAATACAGTTTCCACTCCAATAGTTAAAGAAAAAAGGAAGAAGAAAAAACAGGAAGAATCTGTTGTGCAAACGAAACAAAATGTAGAAATTGCACAGACGGAACAAAAAGAATCCACAAATGAAGTTGCAGAAGAAGTGATAAATCCAGTAACGCCTGAGCCAGAAGAAGTTAAAATTCCAGAACCAGTTAAAAAGGTTGAGGAATCTTCTGGTGAAGATGTAGATGTAGAAGATAAAGATTCTACAGAACCAATTCTGGATAAAGACACTCTTGCAAAAGCAATGAATTTTATGGCAGGTATGTAAAAAAGGAGGTTGGCAGCTTATTTGCTGTCAGCCTCCTTTTTTTTTGATTCTTCAAAGATATCGACATCTTTTTGATTAAAAAGTGCTAAATTAGATGATCGGCGTAATTGTTCTAATTCTATTAATGATTCTACAATTGCTAGTTCTGGAGCTTCTCTAATAATACTACAGAATAATTGATATTTTATTGATTCTTTACATTGGTCATTTTTAAATACCATATCATCAATATTACTTAACATTTTTTCAAACATTAATTTGCACGAACTATATGTTTTAATTATTTGTGGTGTAAATGTAATTTTAATTTTAGCCCCAACCATATCTGTTAATTGTTTAAAATCATTAAATTTTATAATCCTTGAAAATATATTGTTATATGCATATTTTGGGAATCCTATTTGTTTTGCAAGCCTTGTCATTGTAATACCTTCAAGTGCCATATAACATTCTAGCTGATCTTGAATATCATTTAGTGCGTCAAATAGGTGAACATATCTTTTGTAGCGTACACTGTCTTTTTCAAATTCTAAAGTTAATTTTAATGGGAAATCAGAAGCTTCAATAATTAGTGAAATTATAGTCGTAGCCATTTCATAAGGGTCTAATTTTAAGCGACGATACAATGGAAGTGGGGCAAGTTCCGTAGTAGGAACATAAGCAAAATAACTATTTGTAAAATTCACATCTTTTATTAAATCAAATTTATGATTCGATATTTCTTTATCCATATATTTTCTACTGGTAATGCCTTTTGTTTCAATAATTTCTTTTCTGTTGTTTAAAAGTTTATTATATTTTATTGTTAATATATCGCATGGAGAATAAACCGCAGAAGCTCCTTGAGTACCATAATAATCCTTGAAAAATTTTCCTTTTTCATCTTCATATTCTTTTTGATATTTTTCAAAAAATGATTTCGGAACAATTTTATAGCTTTTTCCCTCAGCTAAGTAATCTGATTTATATTCAAAAGATTCTATATCATATCTGGATCGTACTGGATAATTTTGAGCAATTAGAGCAAATACGTCATATATAGAGCTGAAAGTAAAATCTTTTAATGTCGATACATCATAATCAAACATAATACACCTCCCTGTTTAAAATTTATATATATATGATATCTTTATAATTTTAGTATAGCAGTAATAATATAAAAAAACAAACCATTTATTTCCATATAATACCAATTAAACAAAAAATATTGAAAATTATATAAAATGTTATATAAAATATGTGCATGTTATTTTTATTTATGATATACTATAAATGTATTTTTATCAGATTCCATGAAGACAAGTATAGCATGGACTTTTTTAAGAAAAAAAATATAAAGAAACTTAAAATTATAAATAATAAAACAATAAATATTATATATGCTGTTTTGCTATTTATAAAAATGAATCTAACAGACGAAAAGTCTGTTTTTTTTATGCCATTTTTTAAGAATAAAGGAGGAAATAAAATGGAAAAAGAAATTTTAAAATTACTTGGAGAAAAAGATGGAGAATTTTTTGAGGGAGATGTGAGTGGAGATACAATTATTCTCTATTCAAGAATAGAGAAACTATTTTTAAAACTTCAAGAGACAATTCAAAAAAATGTGTATGAATTATCTGATACGACAAAAAAATTAATTCAAAATGACGCCAAAATTGCAACAAATTTATATGTAATCGCAGCAGAATTAATTCGTTGGTATTCTACAAAAATATCAGATGTTGCAAATGAAAAAGTGGTAATTGATACTGCAAAATGGTTACGATTAAGTAATCGGCATTTTTTTGATGAATATTGTGATGATAAAAGTTTAGGAAGCATCTTTTTACAATATGTAGAAAAATCCGACAGAAAGGGACAAAAGAAATTTGTATTATATTTTTTCCATATTCTTCATTATTGTCCACCAAATGGATTTAATGAATATATGTTAAATCAGAATATCGGAACAAATTGGTATTGTAAAGAAAAATAAAGAAAGAAGGAAAAGTTTTATGAGAAAAATTGCAAGTAATTTGTTGTTAAAGGAACACGCAGAACGAGTATTTTTTCTGTGCAAACAGCCAGATGGATATCGAATTATTAAAGAAATTGATGGTGATTATGGGCAGCAGATTCTGACACATTATCAAAATGGATATGGAATTTTACTTTCAGAGCATGGCAATCTTTTAGATTCCATTGAATATGTTATGGAACATAGGACTGGAAAAACATGTTTTGAAATATTAGATTCTAATTATAATGCTAAGATGAAAATGCTCAAAGATAGTCGTGGATTTTTAAATCGAATAGGAATGCCTATTTGTGAAATTGAGGATTCTAAGGAAACATACTCAGAATTGAATGAATTTATTCAGGAAAATGAACTTGATGCATTTATTTTGTGTTATTTTGAAAAGTAAGGAGAAAAAATGAGTAAGTCAAAATATCAAGAAAATCTTATAAAGACAGTCATGGATAAATCATGGGGAAATACATGGAAAGAAGCGGTTCAGGAATGGGATATTATTGATTGTGCCGAGGATAATTCATTAAGTCGAAGTTGTATTTGTGGAAAGGAACAGATTAAGTATTTATACAGATTACATAATCGAAAAACAAACCAATGGTTGTTTCCGATTGGAAGTTCATGCATTAAAAAATTTCAACGCAAAGATTTACAGGAAAAAACAGCAACTACAGAAGCAATGTTTAAATTATTACATGCTGTTGGAAATAATCAATATCTGCAGCTATCATCTGATTTGTTTAGTAGAAAACTTCTTAAAGAATTATATGATCAAGGAGCATTCAAGGCGACTTCATATAATCATTATAATCCAAAAAATGATTATGATTTTCTGTTAAAAATGTTCAACAAACGTGCAAAAAATAGTATTAGTACATTGCAGCAGAAAAAAATTACAGCAATTCTTCTTAATTCAATTAAACCATTTTTGGAACAGAAGTTAAGAAGCCAGATTATGTCTTAAAGTTATCAAGAAAAGAAATTGTCAATCTATGGGTGTAAATTAGAACAGGATTTTCTTCCTGTTTATTTTTATACCCATTTTATTTAGGAGGAAAGAAAAATGGTAGTGAACAGATCAAATTTACATGTAGGACAAACAGTATTTTTTGTTCATAAAGAATACAATTCACTTACAAAAATGAAAGAAGATTCCATCGTTGAATGTAAGATTACTAAAATTGGAAGGGTATATATAACCATTAATAATGGATATCCAAATCGACAATTTTTTATTAAATCTGGAAATGATTACGAGTTTGGTATTCAGGAGAAAGAAAATGCAATTGATGGTGGAATTTTATGCTTTACAAGAGAAGATGCAGAAAAACATCTTCTAAAAAAGAAAATGATGTTGGAATTAAGAAACATCAATTATTCTGAAAAAACTAATTCTTTAAATCAACTGTTACTAATGAAATTGGCATATGAAGTTGGAAAATTAGATTTTACAGATGACACAATGCTTAAAATTCCATTACCGGTGAATTATAAAGAAATGTCAGAGGAAACGTTAAAATCATTTTTAGAAAGTGATGGGGAGTATGAATAGGGAAATTAAAAAAATATCAGAAGACATTAAAACAAATACATTTAAACAGTTTTATTTGTTTTATGGAGAAGAAAAATATATGATCTTACAGATGAAAGATCAATTAAAGAGAGCTTTAATTTCAGAAGATGATACTATGAATTATTCCTATTTTGAAGGGAAAAAGGTAGATCCGACAGAAATTATAGAACTTGCTAAAACAGTTCCTTTTTTTAATGATCATAGATTTATCATTCTTGACGGAACAGGACTTGGTAAAAAAAGTGATGATTCATTCATAAAAGGGTTAAAAGAAATTTCTGATACAAGCGTCCTTCTCTTTATTGAAGATACGATTGATAAACGTTCAAAAATTTATAAGTTTTTATCAAAGCAAGGTCATGCTGCATGTTTTGAACCTATGAAAAATAAGGAATTGTCACAATGGATTACGTTATTGCTAAAAAAAGATGAGAAGCAAATGTCGATTTCAACAATGAACAATTTCTTATATCGATGTGGATCAGATATGCATACATTAAAAAATGAATTAGACAAATTGATTTCTTATGTCGGAGACAGAAAAGAAATTACAAGTTATGACTTAGAACAGCTGACTTCATCTCAAACAATTAACCAGATTTTTATCATGTTAGATGCAATTGCTCGAAAACAACGAGATAAAGTATTAACTTTATATTATGATCTGATTGAATTGAAAGAATCTCCATTTGGAATTCTTGCATTATTAGCCAGACAATGTAATCAACTGCTTCAAGTTAAAAATCTGGATGATCTCGGCAAAGATAATGGAACAATCTCAAAGGAGATAAAGATTCCTGCTTTTGCAGTAGGAAAATTAAAAGATCAATCGAAAATGTTCTCTATTGAAGTATTATTGAGTATGGTAGAAGCATGTGCAAAAACAGATGAATTAATAAAAACTGGAAAAATCAATGACAGAGTTGGCGTAGAATTAATATTAATTCAATTTAGTCAAAATTAGATTAGGAGGAATTTTATGATTAGTGAAGAAGAAAGAAAAAAATATGTGGAATTCATGTATAATCCCGAAAATGAATATAATTGTGATGAATGTCCAGAAAATAAAAATTTTGATGATTGGGAAGGAAAATATCCTTGCGGGCAACAAAATTGCTGGGTTACTTGTCATTGCGGAGAAATTATGGAATAAATACAAGGTGTAAACTTTGTGTTCGTTTGCGATAAATGCACAATAATATCTAAAATGCAAAATATGTACAAATACACAAACTACATATTTTGCACAAATCGTGTATTACATGTAAATCACACTTTATTTTATAGAAAATTTAAAAACATCAAAAGGTATACAGAACATCTTTTATGAGAAATGATAAAATAATTAACTTCACACAAACGGTTGGAATGACGCGATTCAATAAGAATGGATTCCAAGGTGAAAATAATTTATGAATGTAATAACAATCTATACTAATAAATTTTTGGAGTTCTCTTTTCAGAGGACTCTTTTTTTTATTCATAAAAAGTAAATAACTGTAAAAAAACTATTAAAAATGTGGGGGTATTACACAAAAATGATACAAAAATGCTAAAATACAGGTTGAAAATAGCAAAAATGGGTGGTAATATTAACATTAAGAAAATGATTGATAAAATCATTATGACTAAAAAATAAGGATAAAGCCATTTATCCTTAATAAGTTTTGCAACTTGATATTATAGTGCTTCATAAGAATCAATTTATTTAAAATAATCTTGTATTTTATAAACGAAATCTATGTAAAAGCAAAACGATGAATCAAAGAAGCACAGGTGCTCGTGTCTAGCATGAGAGGAATGTATACGGAAACATAGCATACTATATGTTCAGAGCAGGCGGTATCTCTATAAACTATCGGGTCCGTGGAGCCGATGCAGAAAATCCACCGGACATAATACGGGTGTTTAAATGTGACAGTTGTTCCAGTTATGGCATGGATCAAGGTATGGCGACTACAAAAAGAGCCTGATAATATGTTCGAGAAAGGTTGAGGGCAGAAAAGGACCTTTGCCTAAGTCAAAACATTGCCAATGTTTTGATATGGTTAAAATTACTCTGCGGAAGGACGAATACGGATATGTTGATGCTATGTGAGACATATGGGGTAGCATAACAAACTGAAAAGTCTGGCAGTGAGGGCGTACCATGTACTGTGAAAGTGTAATATTGATTTTAAAATATCAATAAGATAAGTCTGTCTTTTTGTAGACACAGGGGGAAATTATATTCATACACAGAAAGAAACGGACATTCGATGTACGGTTCTTTCGTCCGTTTTAAACTTTACAAAAATAAGGATGTAAAAGCTATAAGAGGTTAAGGATGTATATTTACGATTCCATGAAAAAAAATAAGAGGTATTGGCTACCCGAAAGTCTTTCTCAAACTGAAAGTTATCAAAAATAAATATATAATAGATATACGTTATTTTATCTAAATAATATATATGATTTTACATCGAATCGTATTCTTAATTAATTTTGAAGAATATTAACGATGCAATAGTAAAAATAAATAATATGATTAAGAAAATGTAAGAGGTAGACATAAAATATATAAAATGTCTGCCTTTTTATTATATGAGGAGGTATGTTATGGCCAAAAAAAATGTGCTATTGCCTATATTGATGGTAGTTATAAGCAGCTGGTTGCTAAATATGGTGTTGACGATGGGAGTAATGATAACTGTGAAGAATCAAAACGACAAAGTAAGTAAAGGGGAGTGTTGAGTATGGAAGCTTTAACAATTGATGAAATCATATCTGCAAAAAAAAGATTTTTAAATATCGACAAGGATCTGAATCTCATTCATTCTGTAAATGAGATTAAAGAAACGTATTATCTGATTCATTGTATTGCAATTATTACATTTTTATTATTAAAGCAACAGGTACTTGCTGAATCAGCTGCGATAATGCTTTTAGTGGTAATTTATTTTCTTCATCGGTGGGAATTTCATTTATCCCGCATGATTATACATAATGTTTTGTTTTTTAGTCATCTGTGTGAAAAAAAATATGCCTATGAATTATTAGATAAATTGAATCTGTGTGATCAGGATTATGGGAAAATTCGTCATGTCATGTCAGAGTTTTATAAAAAAGAAGGGATGTGATGATGATGAGAAAGAGAAAAATAATTGGAATTATAGGCTTGGTGCTTATATTAGTCATTGTGCTTTTTTATGTGGTCCGTATCCGGCCAATGGTAACGGAATATAAGAAGATTGCATATGATAAATTAGCAAATATTGATGAAGACACCTTTGCAAAATTAGAAAATACAAAGGTTTATGGAAAGAATGGGAAATTGATTGGAGAAGTCAATTCCGGAAGTTACCAGTACAAAAAAATTTCTGAAATTTCAAAATATGTACAAGATGGATATATTGCAGTAGAAGATAAAAACTTTAAATCCCATCATGGAATCGATTATCTGGCAACTGTAAGAGCTGGGATTAAACTTGTATTGAATCGTGGTAAAGCAACACAGGGTGGAAGTACCATTACACAACAATTAGTTAAAAACAGCTTTTTAAGTCAGGAAAAAACATTTACAAGAAAGATTGCCGAGTTTTTCTTGGCACCGGAGATTGAAAAGATGTATACGAAGCCTCAGATTATGGAGTATTACTGCAATAGTAATTATTATGGGAATCGTTGTTACGGAATCGGAAATGCGGCAAGTTATTATTTTCATAAAAACGCAGATCAACTAACATTATCAGAAGCGGCATTATTGGTAGGGTTGTCGAATAATCCAAGTCGATATGATCCAGTAACTAACTATAATTCATCGATCAGAAAACGTGATCGAGTTTTAAAACATATGTTGGATGCGAAAGTAATCTCAAAAACACAATATCAACAAGCAAAGAACGAAAAAATAGAAATTGCAGAGTATCGTAAAAATGTAAAACCTGAAGGGTATCAGACAAGCTTTGCAATTTATCAAGCAACATTGGAATTGATGAAGAAAAATGGATTTGAATTTCAGTACACTTTCCAGGATAAAGAAGATGAAAAGCAATATAAAGAAAGATATCAGGAAGAATATCAAAAATATTTTCAGAAATTGCGAAATGGAGGATATAAGCTGTATACATCTTTTGATCAAGAGTGTCAAAAAGCTTTACAAAGTTCCGTTGATCATAATCTGAGATCGTTTACCAAGAAAAAGAAAGGGAAATATGAATTACAGGGAGCTGCAGTCAGTATTGATAATGAAACAGGAAATATTGTGGCAGTTGTTGGTGGAAGAGGACAGAATGATCAATATAATAGGGGTTATTTAGCTATTCGACAGCCTGGTTCATCTATTAAACCTTTGCTTGATTATACTCCTGCTTTCGATAGCGGTGTATATTATCCATCAAAAGTAATCTCTGATCGAAAGACTTCCTCTGGTCCATCGAATGCAGATCACAGTTATAGTGGATCACGAACGATTCGTAATGCAATCATTCACTCTACCAATACGGTTGCATGGAATGTATTGCAGAAAATTGGAGTAAAAAATGGTCTAAAGTACCTTACAAATTTGCAGTTTAGTAATTTATCATATTTAGATAATAAAAACGCTTCTGCAGCACTGGGTGGATTTACGCATGGTGTTAGAGTTGTAGATATGGCAAAAGGATTTGCAACATTAGAAAATGGTGGAGTTTATCAGGATAACAGCTGTATTGATAAGATCATGTTTAAAGAGCATGAAGTTTTAAAGCATAAAAATACAAGAAAGAATGTGTATTCCTCAGCCTCTGCCTATATGATCACCGACTGCATGAAGGATGCTGTGAAAAATGGAACTGGTAAAAATGCACAAGTAAAAGGACAGATCATTGCAGGCAAGACAGGTACGACAAATGATTATAAGGATGCATGGTTTTGTGGTTATTCAAGATATTATACAACCAGTGTTTGGGTAGGATGTGATGATCCAAATCCAATGGATAATTTAACTGGTTCGTCCTATCCATCTAAGATTTTTTCTGATTACATGACGAAAGTTCATAAAGGGAAAATGAAGAAAGATTTTAAAATGCCAGATACGGTATATCGAAAAGATGGAGATCTATTTTCGAAAGACATTGATGATACGTTACATGAAACAGTGCTTGAAAATATATTAAAAGAGCAGATCAAGAAAGCAGAAAAAGCAGTAGAAGATTTTGAAGCTTTTACAATCACGGACGGGGAGAGTGCCTATCTACTTGATGATAAGTATCAGAATGTATGTACAGCTATTGAAAAAGTAGATGATTCCACACAAAAAGCAAAGTTCCGACAACGGATTGAAAATCATTACGATGATCTTTTAGAAGAACAGAAGAAATGGAAAGATGCGATGGAAACATATGCAACACAGAAGGAACAGCAGCGAATTGCGGAAAATGAAAAAGCTGAAAAAGAAGCTGTACAAAAACGACAAGTATATGAACAACAGCAAAATATCAAGTTAGTTGAATCATATATATCCAGATTAGATGTCATGGATACATATGATGATACAGCAGAAGATATTATTACCAAATTACAAGAAGCTTTAAAGAAATGTGAGGATTATGATACATATGATGAGCTAAATCAGAAAGCTGAACAAGCAATTGAGCGTGTTCGCAATCTAAATAGTGATACAACAACAACAGAATCAAATTAAGATCAGGAGGAAATTATGAGAAGAAAAGCAGCATCTTTATTATTAGTAGCTATGATGATGAGTGTAGCAGTGCCAGTTCATGCAAGTGAACAGGCGACTGTCACAATTCAAGAATCACAAGGAGAAAACCGAGAGGTTGATCAAGTTCAATCCTCTGAAACAACAGAATCCAAACCATCAACTTCACAGATCACAACAACAGCTGAGAGAAAAGAAGAAGTAACATCAACGCATAAGAAAAAGCAAAACAAAAAGAAAGATAAGAAAAAAGAGAAAAAAGTCAAGAAACTAAAGAAAACAAAGAAAAAAGAAAAAGTTGTTCATGTAAAAATCAAACCAACAATCTCATCTTCCTATCAGGAACAATCTATTAAAATTAAAAAAAATAAAGAATACATTGGAAAATTTATTTATTTTAATCAGGGAGATGCTGCGTGGAATAGTAGTGGATACGGAATTCGAGCTGCTGGATGTGGTCCGACTTCAATGGCTGTGTGTATCAGCACGTTAACTGGAAAATGGGTAACACCAGTAGATACAACAAGTTGGGCATATGAGCAGGGATATTATTCTTCTGCCGGAAGTGAACATCGTGCAATTCCAGCAATGGCAGAACATTGGGGCTTAAAATGCGATGGATTAGGAACCAATTATCAAAAGATTAAAGAGTCCTTAAAACATGGCAGACCTGTTGTTTCTTTGATGGGGCCTGGCTATTTTACTCGCGATGGACATTTTATGGTATTAACGGAAATTGATTCTAATGATAATGTAACTGTTGCGGATGTAGGAAGTCGTAAAAGAAGTCAGTATAAGTATTCACTTCATGATGTAATTTCACAATCTAAAGTTGCAAGTGCTGGAGGACCATTTTGGAGTATTTATAAACAAGGGAAAGCCAAAACACAGAATGACAGTAAATCAAATAAACAAGTTTTAAAAATTAGTAAGAATAAAAAAACAGCGACAAAAGCAAAGGTAAATCATAAAGAAAAAGAAATAATCCAAAGTTTTTATACTGAATTATCAAAGAATTTGACAGATCTGGAAAAAGAGCTTCCAAATAGTAAGGTATTGATTGGAAAAAAAGCGACTGGGACCGAAATTCCAAATGGAAAGATTAATCAGTGTATTTATCGTTTAGGTGAAAAGTTAAACAATGGTCATTTACAATTTATTGCGACACATTATTATTTTGGAGAAGAAGCAATTCTTCATGGGGATGCAAAGTCTGCAAGTATTGATTTGAATTCACGTATTCAAATGCTTGATTTTTAAAAATTGAAAGGAGATGCCGTGGAGAGATCAATCTTCACGGCTAAATATTTATTATGGAGTATGAACTTATTGGAACAATTGTTCCGGCAGTGAAATGTATTTTAAAACCAGGAGAAGCAATGTATACACAATCCGGTGGAATGATGATGTATACTGGGGATATAAATTATTCTACAGGTCTGAGAGGTGGAGTTGTTAAATCCGTTGCAAGACAGCTTCTTGCAAGAGAGTCAGCTTTTATGACAACGTATTATGCAGAAAAGCATATGGGAATAGTTATATTTTCTACGACAATCCCTGGAACGATTCAGTGCTTGAAATTAGAGAAAGGTTCTTCGATGATCTGTCAAAAGACGGCATTTCTTTGTGCAGAAGAGCAGATTATGGCAGATGTTGTTTTTACAAAAAGATTACGTGCTGGTTTGTTCAGTGGAGAAGGCTTTGTATTACAGAAAATTTATGGTGAGGGAAGAGTTTTTCTGGAAATAGCAGGGGATTCAATTATTCATGATCTTAAAGAGGGTGAAGTGTTATATTGTAATTCGGGAAATGTAGTTGCTTTTCAGGACTCTGTAGATTTTGACATTACATTAGTAAAAAGAATGTCTACATTATTATTTGGAGGAGAAGGAAATTTTCTTGTAAAATTGACAGGACCTGGAAAAGTTATTTTACAAACACAGAATCAGATGCAGAAAGTGAAAATTTATGAGAATCAATAAAATGTGGGGGCATTACACAAATTTCATAAGAAAAACGTAAAAATATATAAAAAAATACATAAAAATGTGTAATAAACTTGAAAAATGATATGTAATATGATATTATAATATAAACAGAAAAGTTATTATTTGAAAAATCAATTTCGGGAATAAGAAAATTTTTTTGTTAATAACGTGTAGTGTAAATAATAGCGATGGCGAATGGTTATATTGACATTGGAAATTACTTTTTCATAAGATTTTTCTCCTTAAAAATTTTATCGATATGTGTCAATGTAAAATAGATTGGTTCGATTCCAATCATCGCCTTTTATCAAAGATATGAATATCGTTTTTTTGTATGGGCCCCTATACATCCCTGTTAAGTTACTGTACAATAAATAGAGTTTTTTATATTTATATCTTTAATAGGTAGGAAAATACGAGCCTTGAAGGCAATATATTTCTTACCTCTCCCCTTGGAAAAGTATTGGGATACAATAGAATAATGGATGTATTCCGTTGGAGTATGCTAACATTCATCATTTTATTTCGGAGTTCGATTCTTTGATTTTCCAATCAGGCTAGGTGGGCTCATGTTTATGAGTCTGCATTAGCTTATTAAGTCTATATGGTACAATGGTGTAAATGGAATCACAAGCGAGTGCTAATCGTTCTAGCTTTTTGAGCTATTCAGGTTCGAATCCTGATTGTACCGCTGCTAATAAAGTTATTTTATTAGTTCTGATGTTTAAAGTGGAAATGCTATGTACTCTGCTTTAAACAACTTGGAAAGTAAATGGTAAATTTAATGATCTTGTATTTTATCTTTTTTTGTAAATACTTTTTCAGGATTGCTTGTATTTACTTAAAGATCAGATCGTCATGTTAAATATGGTACCCCACGATCATTACAATCGGAGTTCGATTCTCCGGCTTTCCCTAAGAGTATACTGTTTTGTTTATTATTTCCAGTTTACTCTTTCTATTGTTATTATTTTATCGTATTACTCATTCGAAAAGGCAATATCATATCATGAATATTGCCATTAAAAATTCCTTAACGATGAACAAAAATGGCGTGTCCAAGAGATACGCTTTTTTTGTGTCTATGTACTATGCAAGTCGGATATTGGATGTCCACCAAGAACGCTGCAGCATTTTTCTTGGTTCCCTGGTTCGAGTCCAGGACTTGCTCTTTCTGTTAATATAAAGCAATAAGGAGAGGGTGGGCTATGCTAGTGACGCAGGGAAGAATCCAGAAACTGAACAGCACAAGCATACGTATACTCAACCTATATATGCTAAAGTTCATCACGAAGAGATAGGTCACATGGAAACAGTAACCGATCCTCCAACATATCATGATGAAAAATGTGAACACGTTATCTGTCAGGATTGTGGAAAAGATTTAACACAGGCTTATATTGAAGGGATTAAAGATGGAACTTATAAAAATGTTAAAATAACATCTGATGTTTCTTATTCTCAAAATAAAAGCAGCAGTATATTAAAAATGTATAATCTTTCTTATGATTCAAGTATGCCTCTATATGAAGATTATTTAAATAATGGTGGATGGGACAGATCATGTAAAAATAAGAATGTTACAACGAAGATTGTAACTGTTAGCGTATGTTCTCCAGGGGCAACTTGGAATAAATGGATAGTTGACAAAAAAGCTTATGATGAGCAGGTAATTGTTGGGTATAAATGTAGTTGTGGAGAATGGAAATTAGTTACTAATTAGTTATCAGGCAGCACGTATAATTGTACATATGTGTTGCTTGTTTTTCTTTATTTTTTTATGTTTATATGCTATACTAAATATGTAATTTTTATTAGACTTTGGAGCTTTAGGAAAAGCTCTGAACATTTTAAAGAAATCCAAAAAAATAGAAACTTAAACCCAAAGGCATAAATTTAGCAGATAATATATAGATCTGCTTATTTTTATGTCTTTTTTTATTAAAAAGGAAGGAGAGTTATGAAAGAAGAAAAATTTTTACAAAAATCAAAAGAAATGCAGGCGACAGTATATCGTCATGCATATTGTAATTGTTGCGGTACAGAATTTGTTCCAAATGATGAATATATTGTTTGTCCTCAATGTGGATCTGAATACTCCGAGGAAAATGATTATGTTGAACTTTATTCGTAATAGGAAATGGTAGTGAATTTTAGTTTTATTAGAAAGAAAATTTTATTTAAAGGAGAAAAACATGAATCAAAATGAAAAAACGAAATGGATTATTGCAATCAGTGATACTTGTAATGACGAGATTAATGTCAGCTTCTCGACCATTGAATAATCAATCATGCTAAGTATGCAAAGTTGATCAATGGTACCCGAAAGGGCGGGCTGACTAGACTCAGTGCAACGGAACCCACGTTTTGTGAGGGATACCATTAGTGCTACGTCCCAGATATCAATACCCGACCCGGTGGTACCTAAGCCGGGAACAGGGTTCAGGCAACGGATGTCTCCCCGGAGAAGAAGGCACTGACCTGGAGCAAGAAGTATCTGGAACTTTGTCGAAGGGTGATCACTCCCGTCAGGGAGGGCAGGACTTTTGTGTACCTGCCATCATATTTATTGAAAGGAGAAAACAGCCATGAGTGTATTCGTGGTCGGGCTGAACGGATGCCGGCTGATGCCTACATCTGAAAGGAAAGCCCGTTTATTGCTGAAACAAGGAAAAGCTTTTGTTGAGCAGAAGGTCCCATTTACGATCAGACTGAATTACAAGACAGGAAGTACCACACAGCTAGGTTATCTTGGGATTGATACCGGATCACAACATATCGGGGTGTCCGTTGTGCGTGAGGATGGGACAGTCTTACATAAGGAAGAGATCGGTCTCAGGGACTCCATGAGCAAAAGAAAACTTCTGGAGGCAAAAGCTTCATTAAGAAGGGGAAGGCGTTATCGGAAGACCAGATACCGTCATCCAAAGTGGAGACCAAAGACCAAGCGTGTTTACTGTGAAGTCCCAGACCGAAAAGGCAGACACTGGCAGAAAAAGAAGATCACGTTCACATCGAAAAGACCGAAAGGATGGCTACCGCCATCCCTGCAGTCAAAAACAGATCATCATATCCGATGGATCAAAAAACTACAGGATCTTCTTCCGGAAGGATACCGTCTTTCTATTGAATTAGGACGTTTTGATCCAGCAAGAATGAAGAACCCAGAGATCCACGGAGATTTGTACCAGAAAGGGCCGCAGTATGACTATGAAAATGTCCGTGCCTATGTCCTTGACCGTGACAGATATACTTGTCAGATATGTAAAAAGAAAGGAGGAAAGCTGCACGTACATCACATCTTGTACAGGAGCCATGGTGCAACCGATGATCCGCAGTATATGGTCACCGTATGCAGTGATTGTCATAGTGCACAGAATCATCTGCCGGGAGGTATCCTTTATCAATGGATGCAGGAACAGAAGAGATTTTCCAGAGGGCTTAGGGATGCCACGTTCATGAACATTTTAAGGAAACGTCTGATAAGAGCATTTCCGGAAGCAGTCTTTACTTATGGAAATGTCACGAAAGTGGATCGGGAGAAACTAAAGCTTCCAAAAAGTCATGGAAATGATGCGACTGCCATTGCATTAGTAAAGACCGGGATCACAGCTGTAAAGGATAAAGAGTCTGTGATCTGTATCCAACAGGTGAGAAGAAAGAAGCGTTCTTTGCATGAAGAAACTCCGAGAAAGGGACGCAAGGAACCAAACCGCACAGCTGCACGCAATAATAAGAACACAAAGGCGGTCACTGTTACCAAAAGACAGAATAAGAAAAAGGTATCAATGACTGGCTGTCTGTTTGATCGTGTAGAACTGAATGGAAAGAAAGGCTGGATCTCCGGATTTACCGGAAAATCCTGTTATGTAAAGGATGCGGATGATCAGTATCTCAGTACATCCCCTAAATACAAACAGGTCAGTCTTTCAAAACTCAGAATTCTGCATCACTGTGGCAACTGGATCATAGGAGCAAAGAAAACTTTAGGGAAGGGGTGATGGCTCAAAGAGCCATCCTGCTTTCATCTCGGTCATTGAATGGCCGAGAATTCCCGCAGAGTATCTTAAAATTTCTTACGGCAACGGAAGAAGAAGCAAAACAATATCTTATGGATTGTATCGATAATGATATTAAAGAAAATATGAATCTAAATGAAATTGCAAACAACTTAAACATTTTCAATGTGAAAGAAAATAGTTTTTGTATGTTGAAAAATGATTCTGACTATTTATCCCAGGATGTATTAACATCAGGAGTGCGAAGAATTGCAGATCGAAATCATTAGGTTGTCGATATTGTAGAAATGGGAAATGCAGGAGAAAAATGTTATCTTTTTAGAAAAATAAAAAGATATATTTGATTTTGCATAAAATAATTAGAATAAAGTTTATTAATTAAAGACATAAAGTAAACAAAGGTTATACCTGTTTATTTTATGTCTTTTTGTTTTTTGAAGGAGAAAGAAAAATGAGAAATGTTATAGAAGTATATGTAGAAAATTTAAAAAAATACAATCAAGGGATTCTCAATGGTCGATGGATTACCTTGGGTATTGCCGAGGAATCCCTGCAGAAGATATTAAAAGAGCATTTAGGAATTGCAGATTATAATTCAGCTATTGCAATTTTTGATTACCATGCAGACTTTGAAATTGACGAACATGAAAACATATATCATCTAAATCAGACTGCAAAATTGTTAAATTGTTTATTAGATGAAGATTGTAAAAAGGTCTTAGATTATTGCAAAGTACGAGAAATTACAGCAGCATTAGAAATATCTAATGTCTGCCTACAACTCGAAGATATTATTTATGGATATTTTTCAAATTGGGTAGATCAAAATATCAAAGATCCTGATGAAAAATTAGGACATGCTTTATTTGACAATAGTAAACTAGGTGTTTATATGAGACAGAACAAAATGGAATCATATTTTGACTACAAAGCATATGGCAGAGATGCTTCAATCAGTTCTTATGATATTGGAGATTATGGATATGTTTACAAAAAAGATTCTATTAATACAAAAAAATATACGTATGAAGAGATTGATGAAATAATGAAGAACGGTTCTGGTAAATACATGGGAAAATGTGAATGTACTGTTAAATTTCTAAAAAATTTTTTTTTACTTTCACAAAATGAGTATGTGAAGATTCAAAAAGTTTGTAAAAGCTTAGATATGCTTGCTGTAGTAGAATTTACTATGTCGGGTTATGATCATTTATATGCTTTTGTTGTTGATCATATTTCAAGACTTATTTACATTAATGATTTAACAGTTGGAAAAAGCTTAAGAGAATTCAAGGCAGGAAATTCAATTGAAGAAGAAACATTTGATGATATTTTGGATGAACTGAATAATCCAAAAATTTACGTTTAGACGCATTAGGATGCAAAAAAAGAAAGGATGATGATTTATTATGGATAAAAACAGAATGATGGAATTGCTAAATGAGATTGTTAATTATGTACAAATTGGAAAAGACATTCCAGAAATAATTGATAAGCTTTTGGATATGGGATTTACGAAGGAGGAATTAATTGAATATTTTGACTTTGATGAATGTGATTTTCTATTATGGTTTATCGTGCGAAGGAACAAAACAACGAAATGTTACAGAAACTGAGTTACGAATAATTCAGATTTACCTTTTTAAATCGAATAAAAGTAGAAAAAATTCATTGATTATACAAACAGATGCACCAAAAAATAAGATTCGGACTTGCCTTAGAAATGGTTATTCTTTATCTTTACTCTCGATGGATTGTGGTATTAAAAATATTGTCAATAATCTTCAAGAGATGGGATATATAGTTAGAATATTGTATGCTCCGAATGGAAAATTCGATAAAATAAAAAGATTTTCTTGTAAAGAAAAATATAATCTGGCTGATTATGATATGAAATATGTATTATATCATGAAAAAGTGGTAATGGAATTGTATAATAAAGTATTTTGTCAAAATTTAAAGAATCCAAAATCACTTACACTTGAAATTTTAGAAGGTACTGCAAATCAATTAGGAATTTTTGCTATAGAGATAAATCAATTTTGTATCTTAACAGATGATGCTACTAGATTTTCTTTAGGGTATCGTGACTTTAGAAAAATTGTGAATTATTATGGTTACAGGATATATAGAAAAACAACAGCATCAGGTGATGAGTGTTATCGGTTTGTATTCAGTGAAAAATTGTGGGAACATTATAATTGAAAGGAGGAATTGCGTAAAATGATTCTTTCAGTTGCAGAAGAAAAATATGATGATAAATTTTTATACTAAAATAGTTATTTGATCACGAAATGTGACATAAATGTAATTTGTGTATAATGTGTTAATTGTAAAAAATCATGCAAATTGCACATTTATTCAAGAATGACATTAAATATGTAAAAAGAGCAACCTTTTTGTTTTTGAGGTTGCTCTTTTTTTTGTATAAATTAAATTATTTTACAGTAACAGTCCATTTGAAGACATCTCCTTTTACCCAATGTCCGCTTGTTTTACTTACGATACAACTAATCGTAACTTTTCCCTTCTTTTTAGCGGTAACTTTATGTCCGCCTTCGGAATCTCCTTTTGTTGCTACAGTGGCAATGCTTGAATTACTACTTTTCCAATTTGTTGTTGATGGATGAACACCTCCATAACTTGGACCAACCCAAATACTTTTTCCTTTTTTTATAGAACAAGAACTTGTTTTTGTAACAGCTTTACGTACTTTTTTGGCAGTTATATTAATTGTAGCCTTATTTTTTAATGGACTGGCAGCTTTAACTACATTAGCTCCACTAAGTCCAATACCTGATACTGTTAGCAAGCTTAATGCAACTGCTGCCATCTGTTTCTTTACTCCTTTTTTCATTATAAATACCTCCTGATTCATTGTTTATATGAAAATAAAAAGCATAAAAAAAAACAGACATTTTGTCTGCTTGATCTATGCTTTCATTTTTCATTATTTAATTAAAAAATCTCAGACTTATCCCGATTGATTGGATTCTAATAAACTGTTATTATTATAACATATAAAATATAATTATAAAACAGAAAAAGAAAAAACCATCGAATAATTTTCGATGGCATCACGGCTGATGGCGGAACACGCCACTTAAACGTTAATTCAGACCCCGTGATTATACAGCACAGTCGCCTGTCTGCATACAAATTATAATATAATTTTGAATTTCTTGCAATACTGTGATTTAGAGTGTCATAAAAAATTTCAAAAATCGCATATTTAATATGAAGAGAAAAATTATTTTAAAAAGGAGTGAAGAACAATGATAATTTATAAAAATGTAGATTATGGTATTTATGCATATCAAATCGGTTTCTTTAAAGTAAAACGTATAGGAGAAATTGTGTGGTCAGATCATTATGATTCAAAAAATGAGAAGTTTTATTTGCGAATTGAAGGCTTCTATGTGGCAGAAGAACGTAGAAGACATGGACTTGGCCGTAAATTGTTAAATAAAACAATTAAACAAAATTTAAATGAAAATTATCCGTATATGATTGTTTATCCAAAAACCTTTGGTGAAAAAATATTAAAAGACAATGAAACTTTATATCGTATTTACGAACATCTTGGATTCTATTTTACAGAGGAAATGGTTGATCGTACAAAAGCAGATAACGAAATGCGGTATGATTTTATAGTAAAAAAGAAAAGAAGAAAATTCTTATACAGAACTAACTTCTTTTCCTATTTGTAAAACCAAAACTTACACTTACAGTATACTGTAAAATAATAATTTTGTGAATAGTTTGTGGACTGACTTGCAAATATTGGAAAGAGTTGTTATGATAAGAATGTAATATGACTCATATCTTTGAGAAACAATTACCTTTTGTATAGCGATTCGCTGGAATAAGGGGTGTCAGAAATGGCATCTCTTTTTTTTGAAAAAAAATAAATTTATTTTCTGGAAAAATATACGAAAAATGTGGATAAACCACGTAAACAAGCCATTTGTAAGTGATTTTGTGGATATTTTAATTGATTTGCAATTATTTTAAACCTGTTTTAAACTAATTACTACAAAAGGAAATAGTTTATTCAAAGAAAAGGAGAAGTATTATGAGACGAAGAAAATTAACAATCGGACTTTTATCTATGATGATGGCCGCAAGTGTAGCTTTCGGTATTCAAGGAAATGATGTACATGCAGCAAGTAAAAAACTTTCTGTTAATAGAGTGTACGAAAACGCAACACGAATTAATGGTAAAACTAGAAAGAAAAATATTGTAAGAGTTAAGATCGGTAAGAAAACTTACAAAGCAAAAGCTAACAAAAAAGGAAAATTTACAGTTAAAATTCCTCGTGTTGCTGCCGGAAAGAAATACACTTTAAAATCCTACAAAGGAAAGAAACTTTACAAAACAAAAAAAGTATATGTGATTGCAAAGAAATTAAAGATCAATAAATATACGCCAAACAGTAAATCTATTTCTGGTTACACCAGACCTTCTTATAAGGTTAAAGTAAAAATTGCTAGTAAAACTTATGTGAAAAAAGCAAGTGCAGTTACTGGATATTGGAAAGTAAAACCAGATAACAACAAAAAGATTGGAACAACGGTCTCTGTTAAGGTTGTTAACACAAAAGGTAAGACTGTAATAGAAACAAAAAAGCATGTCCATGATTATAAGGCAGTTTACAAGACTGTACATCATGATGAAGCTGGACATTATGAGACTGTTGAGGCTCCAGCTTGGGATGAAACTGTGCAGAGAAGACATCAGGTTTGTTTTGTTTGTGGAAGAGATAAAACGCAGGATTTTATTGATAGTATTAATAATAAAACTTATCCACAATTGCCAAATGAATATTTTACAATTGATGATATGAAAGAACAAGGATGGACTGAAGAAGCTGGATGGCCTCATTATAATAGTGATTATGCAATTTATAAAGAAATGGGAGTCAATCCTGAAGATATGAAAGATGTACCTCCATTTGGAATGTATCTTGCCTCTGGAGGTTGGGATGGACATTGTGATGGACATAATTATGGTTCTCAGACTGTTGATGTAACAGTACATCATGAAGCAACAACGAAACAGGTATGGAAAGTGGATCAAAAATCATATGATGAAAAAGTTTTGGTCGGTTATAAATGTGATTGCGGTAGTGTAAAAGAATAAATAATAATTCAAATAATGAGAAGGCAGCAGCTTGCTTTATGGGCTGTTGCCTTTTTTGTTGCCTGATATATTCATAAATATATTGGGCAAAATATATAAAGTAAAAATAAAATGTGGGAGTGTTACACAAATATGAAACAAAACGATATAAATTATTGAAAAATATAACATTTTATGTTAGTATATTCCATGAAAGTAAGTATACAATCTTGCTTTGCAAAAATGAAAGTACATTGAAAATTTAATATACATATATACAAATCCATAAAGTTGCTCTTATAAAATTTTATGAGAGAGGTGATATGTTATGTATCGAAATAGGAATCCTTGTAAATAAAAAAGAAAGCAGATTGCGGCTGCTTTCTTTTTAATAAATATAAGATCATATTTTGGTGGACAGCTCAAATCGACTGTTCGCCAAAATATACAAAAAAAGTATAACATAAATCAAATATTTTGAAAAGTATTTGTAAGAACGATAAAAATAAGGAGAGCAATATTATGGATAAGTATAAGATCGTGGGAAAACTCCGTCAGTTGTTTTTTGGATCTATGGCTGTCGTTATGTCTGCAGGTGGTGTTGTTGCTACAAACATGGCAAATGCCTTTGCGGCGGATCAGTCATTGGATAACAATGTCGGGGTGGCCGCTCGAAAATTGCAGTATGATGATACGGAATCATATGTATCTAAAAATGTAAATAAAAAAGTAGTAACATCCGAAGCGGATAAGTCTACGAAAGAAATCAAAAATGATTTAATTGAAACCGGATATTCTATCCGATTAAAACAGTTGATCGCAGAACAGTCTAAAATCCCAAAGGATTGTACAATTGATACATTATGGGCAAAATACAAAGATGCATTTATTGCACAGTATTCAACTATTGTAAAATTGTACAATACAAGTGATGATGCAGATTATTATGTTGCGAATCTTTCCAGTGCAAAAATCAATGGAATGGGAAGTATTTATGATGCAGCATTTGTAAAAGGGACAAACAATGCAAATCCAAATGTAATCAAAGATATTAAATTTGATAAGAAAACAGGATTAGCTTATATTCCTAAAAGTTACTTTGAAAAAAATAAGAATGTATTGATCACCGGACAGGTAATGTATGGTGGATCTATCAATAATCAGACAATTGCTATTGATACTACAGTTGATAATGGTGGAGAAGTAACAAAACAGTCTGTTGAAGCAAATGCATTTGATGTAACTGTGAAAGTTCCAATTACAACAAGCAAGAAAATGGCAGAAAAACTTAAAATGAGTGATTTTAAAGTTTTCTTAAATGGATCTGAAACAGAAATGAATCTGGATAAAGATGATACTGCTACATTTAATAAGAGTACCGGTGTGTTAGAACTTGCTGTATCTCCTGCAACTTTAACTTCTGTCAGAGTAGAAGTGAAAAAAGTAGGAGCTGTCAAATCTGTTGCACGTTTCTTTACAACGGATGTCAGTGCATCCGTGAAGAATCCGGATAAACTAAAGTTTGTTACAGACAAGAAAACAGGAAATCCGATCATTTTAGACCGTGTGGACCCAGCAAAGCTTCAGGACGGACAGGTGTTCGATTATAAATCTTCCATTCGTTACTTCTCAAAACTGAGTGATATGGAAGTTAATTATAATATGAAAGCAACTGCAGAAGCTCTCAGACATTCCATTAAATATCTGTATCTTCCAACCGGAAGCCAGAACAGTGGATGGTTCGATGTTTACGACAAAGGATCTGATTTTGGTGATCAGGATGGTGTTAATCAGAAAACAAACTTTGAAGATGTGACTTTTGGTATCGGTTTACCAAGCTCATCCTCTAAATACAAAGCAACTGCTTTAAATAAGAATAAAGCAAAGCTTGATTTTCATATGAAGGGTTCTTTCGTAACGAAATACACAGGAGATGATGCAACTTACTCTAGCAAGCATATGTTTGCCGGCGAGTGTGCCCACATCACAAATCCAATGGGTAAAGCGAAAGATGGCAAAGATGCTAAGATCCGTTTATCTGTACTTCATGTAGACCTGAAAGACCAGTATGTTATCATCGGACTGAACACACAGGAGATCAATACACAGAGTGGTTTTGGTATCTACAAGTTGAAGTTTGAGTACAACAAATCCGGTAATGTGCAGGTCAAGAAAACATCAGCGAATCCTTCCATGACAAACGGAAGCGGATGTTATAGTTTTAAAGGAGCTACATTCGGAGTTTATAAAGACAAAGCTTGTACTGATAAAGTAACAACATTAACTGCCGATGAAAATGGTAATACTGACACAGACGAAATTGATGTGGGAGATTACTTTGTTAAAGAAATTAATCCACCTACAGGGTATGCGAAAAATGATCAGGCTTATCCCGTAAAAGTTACGGAAAAGAACGACGATGATAACCCTGCCGTTGTAACCATTGCCGATCAACCAAAGGACGACCCTGTTAACTTTGAAGTCAAGAAAGTAGACAAAGAAACAGGAGAAACCGTACAGGGAGATGCAAATCTTTCAGGTGCAGAGTTTACTGTAAAATTCTATAATAACTTCTACAATAGTGCATCTGATTTACCTTCAAAAGCCACTAAAACATGGGTTCTTAAAACACAGAAAAACATGAAAGGAAATTATGTATTATCATTTGATGATAAATATAAAATTTCTGGTGATGATTTCTATAGAGATTCAGATGGAACACCAGTAGTTCCATGGGGAACATTGACGATCGAGGAAACTAAAGCTCCAGACGGATATAAAATCAAAGACAGTACCGTTTCTGTTAACGGGCAGGTCTTAAGTAATCGTATTTATTTCACAAGAGTCAGTGATAAAGATGGTGAACAGCCATCCAAAGTAGTTACAGACTTTACAGTTTCTGATCCAGCGAAGAAATATGGAATCCAGGTATGGAAAGTTGATAAAGAACTTGATAAGAGTGAAACCATCGGTGGAAAGGATCATAAGATCTCTGAAACCGGAACAACACTTGAAGGTGTTCAGTTCTCTATTATCAACCGAAGTGCAACAGCCATTAAATATGGTGATAAGACAGTGAATCCGGGAGAAGAAGTGACAAAGATCACAACTTCATGGAATTCTAATCTGAAAAAATATACAGCTCAGACTGATGAGAGAACATTACCTTATGGTACATATGGTGTTCAGGAAATTTCAAGCAGTCAGGGTTACAAAATGACAGATGGAACTGAAAAAACAGTTGTATGCCATGGTGCAGACGGAACAATGTATACGCCAGATTTGGATGCAAACTTAAAATTCCCGAACCAGGTAGTTCGAGGTGATTACTCTGTCAGAAAAAAATCTGATGAAGGAAAGAGTATCAGTGCAGCGTTCAAGGTAACAAATGAAGCGACTGGAGAAACCCACGTAATCGTAACAGATAAGAATGGAGAGTTTGATTCTACAGATAACAAACACTCTAAAAATACAAATGCCAATGACAAATTGTTAAAAGGCTATACAAAGGATACCGTTTTAAAATCTTCTGATTTTGATCTGGATGCCGGAGTATGGTTTGGACAGGGCGAAGATGGAAGTGTTGCAAAAGCCGATGATAGTTTAGGTGCTTTTTATTACGGAAAATACAAAATTGAAGAATTGCGTAGTGATAGTAATAAAGGACTGAAACTGATCAGTACAGACTTTACGATCACAAAAGATGGTAAAAAAATTAATGGCGGAACATTAACTGATGAATCAGAGCCAAGTATTGGTACAAAAGCAAAAGATGAAGCAACAGGAACAAATGTGGCTTCAGCGACAGATGATGTAACAATCATTGACACTGTTAATTATGAACACCTAGACAGAGGTAAATACAAGTTAACAGCAGTCTTAATGGATAAAGCGACAAAAGCAGCAATCCTTGATAAAGACGGCAAAGAAGTTACAGCATCCAAAGTATTTTCTAATACCACAAAAAGCGGAACAGTTGATGTTGAAATCAATATTAATGCAGCGGAATTATCATTAGCAGGTAAAGATGTTGTTGTATTTGAAACATTGACAAGTGAAACAGACGGAACAACGATTGCTGTTCATCATGACATTAATGATGAAGGACAGACAATTAAATTCCCTGAAATCAAGACAAAAGCATCTGATGCAACAACAGGATCTAATATCGTTGAAGCAAAAGAAGATATGAAGATCAAGGATACTGTTTCTTATAAGAATCTGATCAAAGGAAAAACTTATACAATGATCGGTAAACTTATGGATAAAGAAACAGGAAAGGTTGTTCTTGATGATGATGGAAAAGAAGTAACAGCAAGTGTGAAATTTACAGCAGATGCTGAGGACGGAACAGTTGATGTAATCTTTGAATTCTCCGGAGTTAAAACAGCTGGTAAGAAGATTGTTGCATTTGAAACTCTTGAATATAAGGGTAAAGAATATGCAGTTCATGCAGATATCAACGATAATGATCAGACTGTTCTTATTCCAAAAGTAAGCACAACAGCGAGCGATAAGAATAATGGAACACACATGTCTTACGCAGGTAAGGATGTAACAATCGTTGATAAAGTTGAAGTGAAAAACATCGTTGCTGGAAGAGAATATACTCTGAAAGGTAAGGTAATGGATAAGAAAACAGGAAATCCATTATTAGTCGATGGAAAAGAAATTACTGCAGAAAAGACATTCAAAGCAAACGGAGAAAATGAAACCGTAGAACTTGAATTCACATTTGATGCAAGTGCATTAAAAGGAACAACTACTGTTGTCTTTGAAAACTTATATGAAGGAGAAAACGAGATCGGTACTCATGCAGATCTTGAAGATGAAGGACAGACAGTAGAGATTCCTGAAATCGGAACAACTTTAATCGGTAAAGACAGCCAGATTCATGTGATCAATGCAGACGAAAAGATCACACTGGTAGACACAGTTAAATACAAAGGTCTTGAAAAAGGTCGTGAGTATAAGGTTGATGGTGTTCTTTACGATAAAGAGACAAAGCAGCCACTTGAAATTGATGGAAAACAGGTAACAGCAAGTGCTACATTCACAGCAGAAGCAAGTGAAGGAAGTGTTGATGTTACATTTGAATTCAATGGAAGTGATCTCGCTGGTAAAACACTCGTAGCGTTTGAAGAAGCCTATGATGTAGAAACCAACACCTTAGTTGCTGATCATAAGGATATTGACGATGGTGAACAGACTGTCGTTGTACCAAAGATCGGTACTACATTAACTGATAAAGACGGAAACAAGACAGTAAACGCCGCAAAAGAAACTGTTTTAGTCGATACAGTGAAATATGAGAACTTAGAGGTTGGTAGAGAAGTTGAGTTAAAGGGTATCTTATATGATAAGAATACTCAGAAACCAATTATGATCGATGGCAAAGAAGTTACTGCAAGTGCTAAATTTACTCCGGAAGAAGCTTCTGGTACAGCACAGGTAGAATTTAAATTCGATGCCACAAGCATTGCTGGTAAAACAGCCGTGGCCTTTGAAGAAGCTTACGATGTTAAGACAGGAACATTGATCGGATCTCATAAGGACATTGATGATTCTGACCAGACAGTAAATTTCCCTGAATTACATACTACAGCAACAGATAAAGCCGACGGGGATCACACCGTTAATGCTGATAAGAAAGTCACTATCGTAGATACTGTGAAATATAAAAATGTAACACCAAACAAAGAACTGGAAGTTTCCGGTACCTTATATGATAAGGATACAAAGAAACCAGTCAAAGTGAATGGTAAAGAGGTTGCAGCAACAGCAAAATTCACTCCAAAAGAAGCAAACGGAGAAGTAAAGGTAAGCTTTACATTTGATGCAAGCAAACTTGGAGGATATTCACTTGTAGCATTTGAAAAGATGTTAGATGTTGAAACTGGAGCAGTGATCGGAACACATGAGGATATCACAGATAAAGATCAGACTGTAAAGGTTAAAGGAGTGAAGAAGACTCCAAAAACTACAAGTCATACATCTACACCTGGTAGTGGATCAAGTTCATCATCTGTAAAAACAGGTCAGAAATCCATCGTTCCAGTTGTAATCGGACTCATTGTAGTCGTAGTTGCCGGAGGAACAGCATTTGTGATCCGTAAGAAACAGAAAGGTGACGAAGAGCAGTAGATACAGTAAGGCGTTAGCCGATGGAAGAAAGAGGAGGGAATAATCTCTCCTCTTTTTTACATTTATGAGGAATATTATGGATAACAAAAAATCAGACATTATAAATAAAAGAAAATATCATCAGCCTAAAGCGGTTGTAAAAGGAAAAGATGGAAAAGTCATTAATATACTTGAGAACAACCATACAAAGGAGAAAAATAGTGAAAAAGAAATATGAATCACCAAGAGCAGTAGCCGATCTCTTTTATCCGGAAGAATCTATCAGCAGCTGTTATAATATCGCATGTGAGTATGGGATTATGGGTGGAGAAAAAGGAATTCATGCCCCAAATGCCTTCACACTTGATGGCGTAACAATTCCAGGAGATCTTGGAGCTGACGACACGCATGGAAAACTAAGTGCTGGATCAGGATGCGGTTGGGCAGAAAATCAGATTGCAGAAGTAGATTCCAATGGAAAAGTAACAGCTTTAAAAGAAGTAAATGTAATGAACCATAAAATTTTAGATTGTGATGTGATTAAGCAAGATGGAGATACCGTATACTGGACTACGCAATCTGGAAAAAATCGATTATGGTCACATATGGGGAAAATCGGGCCTAAAAGCGGCAGCCATCCTAACATGTTATAAAGAAGGTGTTTTTATTGAAGTTAAAAAAGATATTATGGAATTTGTTGGTCCTGCTTATCATTGGATATGTTGGTATTTTAGCGTATCAGAATATCAGCCAATATCAAAGGTTTAAAGTAAATGGGCAATCTATGAATCCTACTTTAAAAGATGGACAGAAATTGATCATGAAGAAATTTCAGAAAAATGACAAGTTACATCGTGGAGATGTTGTGATCATTAAAGTGACATTAAAAGATAAAGAATATGATTTTATTAAAAGAGTGATCGCACTGCCAGGAGAACATTTAGAGATCAAAAACCATAAAGTTTATATTAATGGAAAATATCTGGAAGATGAAGGATCAACGATGGGCGAGGAAGATTGTGTGATTCCGGATGATTCTATTTATGTTATGGGAGATAACCGGGATCATTCTTTGGATTCAAGAAAACTTGGAACAATGAAGATTTCAAAAGTAGTTGCACGAAAAGTGATTCCAGAAAAGAAATTGTAGCTTGAAAAATATTCCAAAATCAGATATGATGAAGGTACTTAAAATCTGTACACTTATTAGGTACGAGAAGAGCATCCGTGATAAATGGGTGCTTTTCTTTTTGAGAATAATTTATATAAATTAGTAAAAATGGTTGATACTCCTAAATGATATCAAATTGGTATAAAATTGGTAACAAAATGGTAGTAAATTGGTATAGAAATGTTAGTGTAATCTTAAACTTAGTATGCTATAATATGAACAGTGAGAAAAAGGGTTCTCACTAATCTTTTTCCTGATTTGGAAAGAGGTTTTTATTAGAAAATTGAATATAGGGGCAGATTATGTCCATTTACGATAGAGATATTCAGAGAAATATCTCTATTTTTTTTGGATTAATTTTGTTCTAACATCAGTTTTCATTTTTATAGCATCCAACTCTAAAGATGATTTATCTGTGGAAGATAGGGTAGGTGATATAAAAATTTGTAACTTTATAATCTATTCATTTTTCATGAGGGAGGATAGTACAATGCGAAAGATTACAAGAAGTAAACATCCAGAAAAGCGTAGAAATACAAAATGGAATGCATCCGGGTCAACTCTTGCAATGAATCGTCAGGTTGTAGATACAGAAACAGTTGTTTATGCAATGATGTGTGCAATGATTGCAAGCTTGATTTTATCATCCATTTTACCAATGGTTTGTAATGCGGCCGGTGACTTTAGTTCACTTGCAAAGTCATTATCTACGATTGCATCAGACTTCTATACCAGTTTCGTTGCGAAAGCTATTAAATGGGGAGCTGGTCTTGCACTTGCTATTGCATTTGCATTACGTATCGGTGCACCTGGAAGTGAATTTGAACGTAGACTGCATGGATGGCCAATGAAAATCATTTTTGCTGTATTTGGAGTTGCAGTTGCTCCATCTGTGATCGAGATCATAAGTAAACAGTTATCTACTGCTGGCTTTTTCTCATTTACATTTAGCTAGAAAATATAAATAAGTTAACAAAATTCTTATCTTCCAAGGATTTTGAATACGCACGGAAGGGATCTTCTCTTCCGTGTTTTTTATTTATGAGAGAGTTAGAAAATACGATAGCTCTAAAAAAGACATTTATTTAAGAAAGGAGGAGCTGTCAGGCAGAGTTTTTTAATGCTGTCCGTATTTTGGCAGCGGAGAACAATTGGATTGGATTTTAAACGGAATATTTAAAACATTTATTGGATGGATTACAAGTGTACTTGATATTTACTTTTCAGCAATTTTGGGTGCATTAGGTGTTAATTTAAGTGTGTTTGAAAGTGTGTTTCCTTTAGTAAAAAAATTGAGCATTGGAATCATGGCAATTGCATTAGGGGTTGCATTTTATATTTTTATCTTTCAAATTTCAAAAAATCTTAATCCATCATCAATTGATGAAGCAGAATCGCCATTGAGTTTGTTAGCATCTTTTGCGACTGCTATCTTTTCAGTATTGGCATACAAACCATTATTAAATATTTTACTGTCATTTACTACAAGTTCTTTAACAGTTTTGCAATCAAGTAAACTTACAAAAATTCTAAAAAAAGGATTAGCATCTGACATGTTTGATTCATTTTATGATGCATTAGTAAAGACAAGTAGTAGTAAAAGCATCGTCGGAAAGGCTATAGATTCTGTAAAGAATACGGTTGGAAGTGTTGTCGGTACGCATATGCCAGAACAAATAGCTGCAATTATTTTAGTTGCATATATTTATTCTAAATTATATAAAATGACAAAAATTATGCTTCGAACATATGTTGGAGTTGGTATCTTGACCTACTTAGCACCGTTACCATTAGCATGTTTAAGTTCTCGTGCAACAAAAGGTGTTACAAAAGGATTTTTACAAATTTATATAGAACATCTGCTTAGCATCATTTTAAACTGTTGGTTTTTGCGAATTGTTTTAGATGGATTTGGTGCAATTAATTTTGATAGTCTATCAAAAATGCAATCAAGTATGTCAGGAATTCAAAAGATTATATCTGATATTATGACATCGCCAGTAGAAAAGAAATTTACAACTTTCGCTGTGATTATTGTATGGAGTATGATGATTGGAGCATTTATAGATTACGCAGTGACTATTAATATCTACATCGAACGTATGACTGGTGTTGGTGGATTGTCTATAGTTCCAAATGGTCAATCTATTAATCCATTTAAAGATAATGTAGTGACAAAAGCTGCAACTGGAGCTGCAGCTGCAGTTGGTGGCTTAGCAGGATCAATTGCAGGCACACCTTTGAAATCTATGAAAAATATGGCTGGAAAAGCTTGGGAAGAAAAACTAAAAAGTGAAGTTCAGTCAATGAAAGAAGGAAATGGATTTTTTGGATTTGGTGGATCAGGCATAAATCCTACGAATCCATCCCCTGGTCCAAATGATGGAAATCCGAATAATGGAAATCCTAACAATGGATCTGGTGGAGCTGCGATGGGCGGCTCTAAACCATTAAAACAAAATGCTATTGATGGGAAAAAATCAATGGAACCATTTTCGCCAGCTGTGGAAAATGCCAAACAGGCAGGAATGTATTCATTACTACATAAACCATTGTCTGGAAAAAATGCTAAAAAGCAAATGGCAGCTGCAATGAAAGATAAAAATGGATTTATGGACCCATATGGTGAAGGTAAAGAATACCTTGACAAATTAAAGAATGGTAAGAGCAAAGAAGATCAGAATAAACTTGATAACTCCTTAGTATTTGATGCCGGAAAAGATGGTATGCAGATCATGTCAGATATAGAATCTGACGGAAAAGGAAAAATTACAGCTACAATGAATGGAGAAAATATTGAATTATTTAATGATGATGCTCAGGGATCAGCAACAGAATCAGGAAATCTTGATGCCAGTGTAGATATTGGTGGACAAACTATGAGTTACGATTCTAGCAAGTGCCCAACCTTCCATAAGATGATGGGTGGAATTACTTTTGATGAGTCAGAAATTGTATCAAGTGAAGCATCCAATAGTGGATCAATGGGTACAGTTGACAATAGTACATCATCAGGAACATATACATCTTCTGAAACAGTATTTGGAGGTGCATCAAATGATGTATTAGGTAATGAATCAGTTGGAGGGTTTGGTAGTGGTTCAAATCATGCACATAGCAAATCATCCCTAGATGATATTAATTCTCGTATTTATAATCCAGGTAGCAGTCAAACATATGATGATTTCACTGTAGGTAATAATAATGCTTCATCTTCTGGTGGACCATTAGAATCATCAAAATCTGGACCAAAGCCTTCTTCTGATGATAAAGATGTAAATACTGATCAAAGTGATATTGAATTTTAATAAAGGAGGCTGATTATGGCAGAGAAAACGGAAAAGGTTGGAAATGCAAAAGCAGCTGTCCAAGCAGCAAAAATCATACAAGGTGCAGCAACTGGTGGTCTTCCGGGTGCAGCAATTGCGACTGTTTCTGATCCAAGAGCAAGTTTTGCATTAGTTAAGAAAATAATAATTGCTGTAACCGTGATTCTCATGATTCCTACCGTAATTGCCAGTTCAATCCCTTCTTCTATTATTAATCTTATTTCTATTGATCAAACACAAGATTCTTCTTCATCTCAAGTATTTGAATCAAAATATGATGAATTTCTGACAGGGTTTCAAGAAGCCCTGTCAGATGATTTAAGTGAAGATATAGAGTGTAGAGAATTTAAAGCAAATGTCTGTGTATTAATATCTTATTATTCTATTTGGAAAGATAAAAAAATCATACCAATTTCAAATAGTAAATTGGTATCTGATTTTAAAAAGCGGATAAAAAAAGCAGATCTTTTGCGGATTAATAAAAAGAAGAAAACAGCAACATATCGTGGTGATGATGCATTTGCTAAGTATTTAAAGTTATCGGATGATGAAATCGAACTTGGAAAAGCTCAAGGTTCTGTTTTAGCTTCCATTATTGGAATAAAAAATGATGGAAAAGTCACGATAGATCTTTCATCTGTTTCGGATGAAGATGGTAGTGAATATTTGGGAGTTTCCGGTGCCGGAAAAACATACAAGCTTAGTAAATCAGATTATGAGACATTATGTAAAATCGTTGCACAGGAATGTTCGGTTAGTTATGATGGAGCATTAGCTGTTGTAAGTCATATGTGTAATATGGCTGAATATGGAGTTCCATATTATCGAAAACGGGGACTTATGGGAACGGCTAAAAGTAGTTGGTATCAGGCGTATACAAGTGGAGCATATAAAAAACGGCACCCAGCCAATTTTGTAAAACGTGCTGTAAAAGATGCAATTAATGGGAAAAGAAATATTCCTCCTTATGTATTAGAATTTGCTGCCGCTGGATCGGTACCTAAAAACTGGAGAAATTTAGAGGGAGAGCGATATTATAAGCGAATTGGTGATAATGATTATTTCTATAATATTCATGACAAAGAAAAATTGAAAAAACAAACCAAGGCTTATGAGGCTGCCTTATCGGGCAGTGGATATAACGGAGCAGTTGTCTACTATAACCAAGGTGATTCTCCTTGGGCAGAGCATGTATTCAAATCGCGTTATGGTTCAAACAAAATTCGAATAGCTGGTTGTGGCCCGACTTCGATGGCAATCTGTATTTCAACAATTACCGGAAAGAAAGTTACTCCAATACAAACATGTGATTGGGGTGCTAAACAAGGATTATATATTCCTGGAGGTTGGCATCATAACTGTACATATAAAATAGCCAAACATTGGGGCTTAAAATGTGAAGGACTTGATCGCAACAAATCAAAATTAAAGAAAGCTTTAAAACAAGGTAAAATGGTGGTTGCTATTATGGGACCTGGTCATTTTACATTAAGAGGTCACTTTATTGTATTATATAGCATATCTAAAGATGGGAAAAAAGTAAAAGTGGCTGATTGCGGAGGGCGAGCAAGAAACAGGTATTGGGATATTGATACTGTGTTTAATGAATCGAAAACTTGCAATGATGCTCACTGTCCATTTTGGGCTATAAGTAAATAATTGATATTGTAGAGGAAATACATTTATTTTGTATTTCCTCTTTTTTCGGAGGAAATTTTTATGATGAATGTAAAAAAAATACGGATTTTATTTATTGTGATGGTAATCACAATGATTTCTATTGCAGCTTGTGCTTGTAATAGAAATGGAAAGAAGAAAAAGCAAGCAGCAACAACTACTACTGAAAGTAAATCAGTTTATGGAGATGCAGATGAGGAATATGAAGGAAAATTTGATAACAAAATGAGAGACAGTTATGGACATGTCTTTAAAACAGATATTCAAAATTAACAGGAGGTATTAAAATGACAGAAGATAATAAAGATCAGTATGGTAGAAAAGATGAAAAGCTAAAAATTTATCGAATTCCACTGAATTTTAAAATTGATGCGTCTGTTTTAGGATTTACAATTGAGTGGAAACGCCTTTTTGAATCATTGGCAGTCGGAGCAATCTGTTTTCTAACAGCATTAATGATAGGCGGTATGTTTTCGCTTGATGCGAAAGTTATGCTTGGTATAGAGGCATTAGGTTTTATCGGTGGAACAGCAGCTTCTATGGTTGGTATCAATGGAGTATCCTTATTAGATTACTTATTAAGAATCTTCCATTTCATGAAAGAACGGAAGGTATATGGTCCTCCTGATGAAGCATATCGGGAACGATATGAATTGGAATTAGATAAAGAAAGAGTTAAAAATCAAAAAAATGTTAATACAAAATTCGATGATGCAAATAGTAAAAGCAGCAAGAAAAAAAGAGGTGGTAAAAAAGAAAAAGTTGATAAAAAGGCTTTAAAAATGGAAAAGAAGAGAAAAGCCTATGAGAAAAAGATTAAAGAACAGATGATTCGTCAGGGTGAAGACCCAGTAAAAGTTGCTTCATTATATATAGAGTTTCCTAAAAATGATAAAAACAAAGAAAAACAACAACCGAATAGTTCTGAAAAGAAAGATTATCCGATTTATCGATTAGGAAGAAATATTAAAAAATCAATACAGACTCAGATGTCAAGATATCTCGGAAGTAGCAAAAATATTAGAGATCAAAAAATTATTGACGGATATGAAATTCCGACACCATTCACGACGGCAGTAGATATGATTCCAATCAAAAGTATCTCAAATGGAGTTATCATTACCAAAAATAATGACTTTGTAAAGATAATAGAAATCAATCCTGTGCGTTACGATTTAAAAACAAATCGTGAGAAAAACAAGATCATAGAAAATTTTGCCAAATATCTTAAAGTTGCACCTAAATCAATGCAGATTAAGTCGATTAGTGTGAATGCTGATCTTTCTGGAATTATTAAAGATTCAGAAGAAATTATCAGTATGGAAGATAATGAAAAATGTCGTGTTTTACAACAGGATGAAATTGAATATTTAAAACAGGTAAAATCACATTCTGTAACAAGACGCTATTACATCATCTATAAAGTCGAAAATGTAGCTAATACAGTAGATGAATCCATAAAAGCAATTAATGTCTTAAATGGTTACTATATGACAGCTCAGCACTATTTGTCCAATTGTGGGCTTAGTATTAATGAATATTCAAAAAACCATTCAGAGAACATGCTGTATAACTTGTATACTATGTTGCACAAAAATAGTCCTGTATCTTGTTATGATTATAAGATGCAGACCAGTGCCAGGTATCTGCAGGGAATTTCTGAACCAAAGGTATTAAGAAATGTTCCAATTGCAGATTTCTTTTCACCTGTGACTGTAAATGTTTCAAAACATAAATATGTAAAATTAGATGATACATATAAGGCATATTTTTATTTGTCTGGAGAAGAAGGATATCGAGAATCTGTATATGGAGACTGGATCACGAATCTGACCAATTATGATGATACGATAGATGTTGATATCTTCGTTCGTAGAGAAAATAAAGGTATTGTAAAACAACAGTTAGGTTTTGCATTGCGTAATAATAAGAGTTCTATTGAACATTTAAAAGATACTGATGTCAGCTATGATAAACGTGTTGGTCGATTAATGTCTACATATTATATTAAACAGCAGTTAGATGGCGAAGATTTTTATTATATGAGTATTCTAGTTACTTTATCCGCTAAAAGTGAAGAAGCATTAATGTTGAAGATCAAAGCATTTAAAGATGAAATGAAGTCAAAGGAAATGCAAGTATATGGATGTGAATTTATCGAAGATACTGCATTTTTAAATACGCTTCCATTAAATACACTTGATCCTAAATGGATTGAGCCAAACGCAAAAAGAAATGTTTTAACTATGGGATTATCAGCATGTTTTCCGTTCTTTTCTAATGAAATATCTGATGCAAAAGGAATTTATATTGGACTAAATAAGGAAGATGGCAGCACAATTCTTTTAGATCTGTTTAACAGATCATTATATAACAATGCAAATGTATGTGTATTGGGTGGATCTGGTTCCGGTAAAACATATCTGATTCAGTTGATAGCCATGAGATATCGAAAGAAACGAATGCCAACTTATGTTATTGCTCCATTAAAAGGGTTTGAATGGAAAAGAGCATGTCTTGAATTAGGTGGTACATTCATAGAGCTGTCAGAAACAAGTTCTAGCCACATTAATATCATGGATGTAAGAGTTAGAGATACGAGTGCAGATGCAATGATCGATAGTGTAACCGAAAATAAATCAGCTATGTTAGCAAAGATTTCTGTATTAAAAACATTCTTTTCCCTGCTTACAAGCAATCTATCTCCAGCAGAACAGGATGATCTTGAGGGGGAATTAGATATTGCATTAACTAAGGTGTATAGAAAATATGGAATCACAGAAGATAATGACTCTTTGTTCGATGAAAATGGAAATTATAAAGAAATGCCAATCCTTGGTGATGTATATGAAGAATGTCAGAAGGATGATTATGAATGTATGAGTCCATTGTTAAAACAGCTGAAAAAGTTTGTCTATGGTACTTATAAAGGATTTAATAATCGTACCAATGTTAATCTGGACAATCTGTATATCGTGTTTGATGTTTCCACGATCGGAGCTAAAAATTTACTGCCAATAGTTATGTTCATTGCAACGGATTTTGTGTGGAGTAAAGTTAAGGAGGATCGTACACAGGATAAAATCGTACTGCTTGACGAAGTTTGGAAGTTAATTAATACAAATGATACAGTAGCAGAATATGTTTTGGAACTCTATAAAACTATTCGTGGTTATGGTGGCGGTGTTGTTTGTGCTACACAGGATTTAACTGACTTTACAGCATTGAAAAATGGTATGTATGGAAATCGTATCTTATCCAACTCCAGTGCTAAGATTATTATGAAAATTCAGTCTGAAAATCTAAATGAGATTCGAAGAGTATTCTCTTTAACAGAAGATGAATTTGACAGTATTCTAGCTATGAAAAAAGGACAAGGTATCTTAATATCCAATCAGGATAATGTCATGGTTAATGTTATGGCGAGTGAAAAAGAAGATCGCCTAATCACTACAGATGCAAGCAAACTAAGAGGGTATTATGGAGATTCCAAGCAAATAGAAAGAGAACAACAACGTAGAATTGCAGGATAAAAGAAAGGAATGTGATATTTATGATGAAACAGAGAGATTTTAAAATATCTCCTAGCCGTGGATTAAAAATACAGGAGACGATCAGCAATGAGCTGATTGGACGTTACAGACAGTTGTTAATGTCTCAATTATACAGCTGGTTTGATGAAGGGGATGGAAATGTTGTATATAGGGCGGTAACGAAGTTGCTAAAAAAAGGAGTATTTACAATTGTCCCAGATCCTAAAGATCAAGGAAGAGAACTGATCAAGGCAGCGTTTTATAGTCAGGTATTAGATAAAGAAATGCTTGCAGCATTTTGGGCGTTAATTTTTCTACGGAATATAAAGGCAAATGATGATGTTGCCTTAGTAACACATTATCCGGATAAAGGTGATACCTGTGCAAAAATCAGTGCCTTCTTTGAAGATTCTGATGTGGAAACACAGATTCTATATTGTAAACAGGGATTTGAGAATCGAGATTATGCGGCAATTCAGTTTAATGAACCGGATGAAGAAGAGTATCTTCCAGATCGGTTTGTGATTATCGAAAATGAAGAACAGATTCCTCATATTCGCTTTTCGAATATTGTTGCGTATTTGATGGTAGAAGAAGATGGAACTGTTTCTGTAGCATCTGATATCAGGAAAAGAACTGATAATAACAAAAAGGTAAAGATTAATGAAGCTTCAATTGATGCAGAAAATGAAGAATAATACAAAACATTATAAATATCACAAATTACTAATATTGTGCATGATGTGAAAATGCAAAAAATATATGTAAAGTGTGTGATTTGTGTAAAATACACACATAAAACATTATAAATGTAGAAAATGTAGGTTTTATATCTTACAGATATTACATATCATGCACATTCTAGTATTTATTGCGATATTTGTGTGCTATTTATAGATAAAGAAATATATAAAAGGAGTAAGGCTATGAAAGTAAATGTTAAAGAAGTTGATATTTTTAAAAAAATGGGGAATGATGATGGGGATAGAGAGGGAAGATCGCAACAAATGACACATCAGGCAAATCTAATTCTTCAAAAAGCGAATGATGAAAAGAGGGATTATTTGGTTCGAGCTTTAACAAAAAGTGTTGAAACAAATACTAAAATAAGAGGATTACTACAGACTTCCCTTAGTGAAACTGATCTTTCTTATTCTATTCAGATGGAAGATGCTTATACAATGGCTGTTCAAATGGTAAATGATCTAAGAAGAGTTATTCAAATTGGGGACGGTATTATCGTCAAAAATGGCGAAGCTAAGCGTTATGGACGTATAATTGAACCACTTGATGTTCCAGTTGAAATTCATTATATAAATGGTCTTTTCAAGATCCAGATTCCAACCCTTCCATCCAGAGGAATTAAGAAAGATTCTGACTTAAAAGCAATCGAGGATGCTGTACATAATGCTATTGAAAGGTTCTTTGAATATAATGTTGAAATAGCGGCCCAAGCACGTAAATTTGCTGGTAAAAAGTATGTAGTTCATGAGCAATATGTACTGCCAGTAAGTGAAACAATTGATATTGACAGGATCGATTTTTCTAATATTATTGATATGTTATCTATAGAATTTTGCTATGGATATGATGATTCAGATTATCTACGAAAGCATGTTCAGACAGTAAAAAATTGGGGAACCAGAAGTTATGCGAACCTGTATATTGTCCTAGAAGATGAATATAAAGAAAAGCTTGAATGGATTGAAAGGGATCTGTAAAAGGGGGTACTTTTTGTAATTAAAGTGCATGATCATAATAAGAAAAAGAGGGTACTTTTCTGCTGTAAAAGGGGGTACTTTTCTGTCCTTAAACGGGGTACTTTTTACGTTAAAGGGGGTACTTTTCTGTCCTTAAATAGGGTACTTTTTGTACAAAAACCGAAAAGCAGAAAAGTACCCCCTTTTAGTGCAAAAAAAATAATTAAAAATCCAGTAAAAATGCGGGTTTCAAGACTTTTAATATGCCGCCAAAGAATCGAAATACAGCCCTTACAGGTTCATAGCCTTTACATCATTAATCAACATTAGGAAAAGAGGGCGAAAGGCATGGGTTGAGAATAAAACGAAAACGGCAGCAAGAAAAATGGAAAATGGGGATGATAAGCAGGAAGGAAGGCGTGATAAATGACTGATACAGAAAAGAGAACAAGGAGAAAAAGAACGATGTCAATGATCGGGACAAAGGGGTATTTTCTCAAGATCATTGCAATGTCAGGGGCGATTGATCTGGAAGGGATCAGGATATTTTACCAGACTCATAATGGAAGAAGAGTTAAGGATAAGAACATGAAAATATTAAGGGAGAATGGATATATACAGAAGGCTGTCTTTAGAAGAAAAAGCTATTATCATCTCACTCAAAAAGGAAAAGATATTGTACTGGCAGGAGAGGTCAAGAATACCTTGGACTGCTCGGAATATCTGACAGGAAATGTTGTCACAAACATAATGCCGTTATCATACAAAGACAATAAAGATAAAGTGCAGCGATGTATTTACCAGGGGCGGATATTAGCCGAGATGTATCAAGGAAGGATACCGATATTCTGGACGGATAAAGAAGATATCTTTAAAAATGAGAAGAAAGTAAGATATGTTTTGGAGCAGAGGATGGAAGAGGCCGGCAGTAAGAAAGATACTTTGATGAATATGGCAGAATATGTATCCGCAGCGAAGCGAAGCGAGTTGGGATTGTATGATGATGCATGGGAGAGGCATGAATATGACAAGAGATATGGCCTCTATCTATACGGAAGAGAGGAAAAGAGTCTGGCAACATATTATCCTGTCATGGAGATAAAGAATCACAAGAACCCTGCATTAAAGCAGAGCCGGGCATTAGGATGTCTAGTAGTAAAGAAAAATGCACCGTATGCAATATATTATATGGATGATAAACTGATCCGTTGGAAACCAAAGGCAGAAGCAGATATGAGGAAATGGGTAGGAAATGCTTGCGAAAAGATATTTAAGGGAAGGTATCAGGGAGACAGTGAATTTGTCAGAGGATTATTCATCGTAAAAAACTACGAAGTTGTCTATCGAATGATCATGGAAGAAGAACAGAGCCGAATCAGAAGAAATATTACATTGGATAATCGAGTATACACGCAGAATCACTATACAACACTGGAAGATATGGAATTTTATTATAATCCTGAATTAAGTGTAAAGATCATAGATGAAATAGTGAAAAGATATGGAATAGAAAACCGTAATGGACGTTTTATATATAATGGGATGAGAGCATGGTTTGGCTTTCGTGTTTCATCTTTGGATATAGAACAGATGAAATCCGGATATGTTTTTTGTATGCGAAGCCAAGCGAAGCTGTATGAGGGATTGGGAATGTATCCAATAGAGATTAATGATATTGTGGCAGCAGTAAGAAATGCTTAATATTGTTGCAATAGGGGAATTATTTAAAACCTATTTAAGAAACTATAAAATCAAAAGTAGAGAAGAAGGAAGGAAAACAAAATGACGAAGATCGTTGATATTGAAGATATCAGAAAAAAGAAGGAGAAGAAAGAAATAGGAATTCCTATTGAGAATATCAATAAAAAGGAATTGAAAAGACGAGGTCATGAGATTGGAGACATTCTTGGATGTGATGAGAAAGGGGAAGAGATCTGTGTCCGAAAAGGAAAAGGGAACCTCTATGTAGACGGGAACATGGAAAAAGAACAATTGTTTGATTTTATGAGAAGTCAGATCTATCAGAACATACAAAGAGGAGATTCCATGGTGATCGTAGATCTCGGAAGCAGGATATATAAAAGAGAATTATGGATTTATCTAACAATTCATGGGTATCGGGTAGACAGTTACAATATGGACTGTATGACTGAATCTGACTGTTTTAACTGCTTGGATGGATTAGGAGCAGAGAATGAGGAACAGATCGTAATGATTGCAAATGACATCATTGATGACCAGAAATATAAGTTCATGACATATCCAGTAGAAACCGCCTGTAAAGCATTGTTGTCTGCGGTTCTGCTTGCATCATTAACAGAAATGGAAGAATCGGACAGAAATATGTTGGAGATCGCAACGATCTTTCGACTAGGTGTTTCAGGAACAATGTTGGATAAGATTCTGCACGTGATGTTTGAAGAATTAGATGAAACGAGTTCAGCGAAGCAGTTATTTGCAATGTATAGCGAAGCAGAGGAAGGAATCAGGATGGAAGCCATTCAAAAGATTGGTAATGCATTGGCGGTATATGAAAAACGAGCGAATGGTAGCCTGTGTGATAATTTCCGTACAAACCGATACGACATGGAAATGCCTGTCAAAGAAAAGTCTGTATTGTTTATTGAATCTGGACAGCTTCCAGAAGATAAAGTGTTGTTCAGTGTATTTATGGAGAGACTATATGATTCCATGTTAAAGAAAGCAGAGGAACGGCAGCAGGATGTCACAGTGATGTTGTTGGATTATCCGTATTATGGAGGACTCTGTGGACTGGAAAAATATATGGAAGAAGGTCCAGAGAAAGGAATCTGTACAACATTGTATGAGGATGATCGAAAGCTTGATGGAAGCGGCTATGCACCGCATCTGGTAGAACTGTATAGCCTGTGTGATATTTCAGTATGTATCAAAGATACAGAAATTCCTTTGTGCGAGATAGAAAAGTGCGAAAATCCGGTGACTGGGGAGTGTTCAAAGAGAAAAGATGGGTTATGCTACTATCCGGCTACAAGGAACCAGTGTAAGGAATTTATTATCGGATATGATCGTGACAAGGAAGAAGCAATGTTTGTAACAGGGTATCTTTACAATCCAGGGGATCATCCATATAAAATTCCGGAAAATGTAGAAGAACTTCTAACGATGTGGAGCGAAAGTAATTCAACGACAGCTGCCATAGACGAAGAAGAGGAAGAATTAATAAATAAGTGGGGCAAATTAATCTGTATTGATGTAGATGATCTGATTGAAATCAATGATCTGATCAAAAAAGATGGCTATGACGCAGAAGGATTTCAATTAGAAGAAGTGCCACACCCAAATGTATATTGCTTTGTTAATCATGAAAAGAAGCAGTGTTTTGATGTTGTGAGATTTGCGGATGGTCCGTGGAATTTTTCTTATCTTGGATATGAAGATATAGGGGATACTTCCGTATTGGTAAACAAGCCGGCGGATTCCATCAAGGATGCAATTGAGAAGTATAAGGATGTTGCAGGACAATTTGTATAGTTTATATTAAAGTCAGAGAAAGGCAGAGATCATTTTTGAGGTCTCTGCCTATTTTATTGGTCATGGACCAGAAATAAGGATTGTACAGATCATAAATATTATGGTGATCAACGTACAATCTTTTTTCATATCAAAATTTAGGAATGCGAAAGGAGAAAATTTGTGATTGGAAACGTTAATACATACCTGACTAATCCAGGCAGTAACAATCCCCAAAAAGTAATTGATTATTATTCAAATTCAGACTTTGAATATAATATTCGCGTGGGAGACTATTGTAAAGTCACATTAGACAGCAACCTACTTTACTGGATATCAGGCATTGTGGTTGAAATTGATGAAGAAGAGAATGCTTTTTCGATAAAGGATTCTAATGGTAGTGTCACTAAAATTTCTTGTGACAATATCTGTGATATACAGTCCGGAGAAGAATTGCAGGATTGCTTATAAATCATATAAGAACAGGCTCACAAAAAGGTGAGATTAAGAAACTATAAAATCAAAAGTAAAGGAGTAAAGAAGTATGTTAGAAACAGAATTTTTATTTTTTCAGGGAATGAAGAAAAGAATTGACCAGAGAATCAGTGAAGGAAATTACGATGAGGCAGCAGTCAGTATGCAGAAATGCATGGAGTACATATTAAATAGTCTTGATGGTAGAAACAATGATTATCAGAAAGTTTGTGTATTGTTTGAAGTTCAGGCAAGGGTTATGGAAAATCATCCTCAATACCCTTTTATTGGCATGAATGGGAAACAGTCATTAAATATTGTGATCAGCAGATGCATTTGCAAGGAAAACCGATTGATTTAGAACAGTTAAAATCAGATACTGTAATTGCACATCAAATGTTTGAAAAAATTGTACAAGATTATCTCAATCATGGAGATAGTGTTATTTCTAATAAACTTAACAATGAACATAGACCAGAAAATCAAAGACCTCAACAAAAAACTAAATGGCAGTCACCCGAAACGAAAATCATTCATCCAGCAGAACCTTCCATGCAAGAAAGATTCAATCGTGCATGGAAAAAGGTAAATGATGAAGAAGCGGCAGCAGGTGAGACAGATGAAGGAGCTCTTGAAGGAGCAGTTAAATGCATGATGGAAAAATAAAGAAGGGAAGGGCATTTCTATGTGTAAGAAGATAGAAACAAATGAAAATTTCTTTTCACTAGGAGAAATTTTAGTTAGAGAAATTAGTCCAGAACTATTAAAACAGGAATCTGAAACAGGAGATATTCTTGGATGTAATGCAACAGGAGAGAAAATTTTAACGACAACAGGATATGGGAACCTAAATGTAAGAAGCAGCAATTTGTCTGGCAGGGAACCATTGATTGATTTTGCACGAAATCAGATATATCAGAGAATACGGAAAGGAGATTCCATTGTAATCATTGATCCAGAACGAAGACTCCATACCAGAGAAATGTGGATTTACTTAACGATTCATGGATATTGCGTAGACAGTTATGATCTTGACTGCATGGATGGATCATGTTGTTTTAATTGTTTATCTGGATTTGACAAAAAATTAAGAAAAGAAGATTTAGATCTAATCCAAAGGATCGCAAATGATATTATTAATGATCAGCGACATAATGTTCCTTTTGCAGTAGATAAAATTTCTAAGATATTGTTATCTGCAGTTATGATAGCTGCGATTACAGAGATGGAGGAAAAAGATCGAAACATGGTGGAAATTGCAACAATCTTTCGATTAGGAGTTTCAGGTATCATGTTAGATAAAATCCTTCATGTAATGTTTGATGAGATAGATATTTCTCATCCTGGTAAGAAATTATTTGAGATTTACAGCGAAGCACCTGTCGGAATTAAGTTATATGCAATTCAAAGGGTTGCTGATGCATTGAAAGTGTATGAAGATTATATAAGTGAAAACTTTAAGCTCCATCAATACGATATGGCAATGCCGATTAAACAGAAATGTGTATTGTTTGTAACGCCGGGAAAAACTGCACAGGATAAGGTTTTGTTTAGTTCTTTTATGGAAAAGTTATATGACATGATGATAGCAGCAGCTGATCTGAATCCGAAACATCCAAAGGTTCAGGTTGATCTCTTTGATTATCCGCTTCATGGAGTCATTGAAGGTTTAGATGATTATATGAAATATGGAAATGATAAAGGAATCTATACTACTCTTTACACAGAATGTAAGGATATTGAAACTATTGATCAAGAAGAGTGTATGGAGCATATCAATGAAATATACGATCATTGCAAAATAGACATTCTGATCGAAGATACAGATTCTTCCCTGCATTACACACATAAATGTGGAAATACAACCATCGGAGAAGAACCAGAGATTCCAGGAATGTCATGTCATTCTAATGATCCAAAATATCGTGAGATTATAAAATGCAAAGATAATGAAGATGCAATCGAATGTCATCGTTATATGTACAGATCAGAGAATCATCCTTATCCGATTCCAGAAAATACAGAGGACCTATTAACGATGTATAGTAAACGGAGATAACCAAATACCAATATAAAAATAGCGGGCTTTTCCTTTTATCATGAGAATTACCGCTATTCTTATATTGGCAAACAATACATAAAGGAGTATTGACATGAAAAAAGATAATATAAAGCAAAATTTTCGTAAGCCGGTTGGACGTGATCTGGAAATCGTATCAGAAGATATGCTGAAAGAGAAAGATGTAACAGGGAATATCATTGGATATGACAAGTTATATAATCTCATCATCTTACAGAGGAAGAATGGAAATTTATATGTTGAAAGTGGAGCTGGAAGAAATCCGATTTATGATTTTGAGAAAAATCTGATTTATCAAAGTGTAAGAAGAGAAGATTCCATTGTGATCACTGATCCAGAAAGAGAAATCTGCACAGAACAAATGCAAGATTATCTAATGAAGCATGGATATGCTATTAAAATCTACAATGCGGAAAGTATGAGAAAAACACAGGATATGATATCTGTAGATTCTCTTACAAAAGAAAAAACAATCTGGTTTATCGTTACCAGACAATATCATAAGGATCAGTCCGTGTTTCGTACATTTATGGGAAATTTGTATAAATCTCTGATCACATCTGCTGAAAATGCGAAAATGCGAAGCAATGTTCAAATGATTCTTTTTGGATATCCGATGTATGGAAGAATTGAAGGGATTCTTGAATATATGGAACATGGAAAAGCGGCAGGGATTTATACGGCTATATGTACGAAAGACTGGATAATGCGTGGTCCGGCAGACAGAGAATGGTTGAAAATCAAAAAGGACAATGAAAAGTACAAAATATGTCGAAATAGTGACATAACCATGTATGTTGGATTACGTGGATTTTTTGATATTGATGATGGCGAAAGTGATCCATGGAAGGATAAGACATACGAAGATTTTTATATTGGCGGCTATTTTATCTCAAGATATGAGCAAGATGCTGGTATTTATTATAAGAATTCCAAAGGCGAAAAAATAGAAGATGCTGGATGTAATCAATATATGTCTAAAAAGAATCCCTATGGAATCCAGAAAACATGATTATAAAAATCGTACTCTGGCAGCAGCAAGATTAAGAAAGGAATTAGAAATGTTAAGTGATAAGGTAAAAAAGTTAATGAATTTTGGTCCACACTTTCATATCTGTGATGTATCTGAAATCACAGAGGATCATATCCATTTGGAAAGTTGGAACCATGATATTAAAAAAGAAGAATTTGTTGAGATTGCACGGTTGATTGAAAAGGATGGATATGACATTTAAGGGTTTGAATTAATCGAGATTCCACATCCAGAAGTCTTTTGTTTCGCTAACTATGAAAAAGAAGAATATTTCGATGTTATAAAGCTGAATGGCAAATGGCAGTTTTCTTATTTAGGATATGCTAAAGGTGATGGTAATTCTAAGACTTTGGCTAATTTCCCAGTAACTTCCATTGCAGAGGCTGTTGAGAAGTATCTGGAATCTTGGTAATGTTAACTATCAATACGTAAAAATGAATGACAAAAGAAAGTTATAAAATACGCAGGCAAAAACCAGTGGCTTGTCATGGGTTCGGTCAGGATACACAACACGAAAAGAGGCTTTCCTTTTGTAATTAACACAATTATAATTATTATTGGCAATCAATAATAAAAGAAAGGTGTTTTTCAAATGTATTATATACTTGACGGAAAGAAAATCAGAGAGCTTATGGAACAGCAGAACATGAATGTATCAAAATTGTCAGAGCTATCAGGAGTGTCACAGAGTTGTATTCGGAATATTTTAAATGAAAAAGCAATGAGTACAAGAATCAACACTGCAATGCATCTGGTAGGAGCATTAAATATGGATGCTGAAACAATAACCTGTGAAGATCTGCTAAAGCTAATAAAAGAAGTAAATGTATAAAAAGAAATTTGGATCATTATAATAATTTTTAAAAAGAGAAGGTTTTGAATCTTCTCTTTTTTTGATGCAAATTATTTTGACTATTTTCTGCTATTTTTTCTAATGTTAATAAAATAGTATTTATATAACGTAAAAAACCTCGTATTTTTACGAGGTTTTTAAATAATAAATGTATATCATTATTGATGCCCTATAGGCGATATTTAGAAAAAATATTTTGTTTGTATGTTTATTGTATCAAATATTATGCTTATAGTCAATAAATTAAGAAAGTGAGGTAAAATAATGCACGGTGAAGAAGTGATAAATGAGTTAGGTGAAGAAATATCAAAAGGGAAAGGATGCATTGTGTTTGATTTTGCATGTTATTTTCCATATGCCGATCAAGACTTTCTGATATTCAAATTTAAGCTTGGAGAAGAAGAATTAGAGCCTTATAAATATAATCATCGATATCCTAATAAAGATTATGTGACAATCTCTAAGAAAATGGGGAGAAGGGTGAGCAGAATCGGATACCCAGTTTTTGTAGATCTTAATGAGGAGTATTTCTTTATACTTGAAATCGAAGTTGGAATAAAGGACTACAAAACAGTAAAACTTGATTTTCCTGTGATTGTAAAGCTTACAGAGGAAAAACCTGTATGCAATCTTGGATTTCGTTTCAATTTCGATGCAGCAACATTTCAATTTGAAAGCTATTATGAGCATGAAAATGATGGTATCATTGGACATAGACATACAATTTGGACCAATAAGGATCATAATATTGAAAATGCAATCGTCATAACACCTTTAATTCAAGTGAACCCAAAGAATGGTGTATATGTAGCAGAAGTGTTAACTCCGCATCCACAAACATTTGAACATTTTATGTGTTGAGAAAAAATAAAAAGGCTTGGAAAATCGTTCCGAGTCTTTTTTGTATATGTAATTTTTATGAAATAGTAAAGGAGACAGCAGAATGGATAATAAGATTATTATATCAAAATCAAAGTTGATAAAGAGTTTAAACTTTTCCGAATCCAATAGGCTTATTTTAGGAACATCTGGTGAAGGACAACCTATACATTGGAAACGTGAAATGATAATGGATGAATATGCCAATATCGGGGCTGCAAAAATTTCAGATAACGATAAATGGATAGTAATAAACAGCGATTCCAACGAGCTTACTTTTGTACCAAAAGATAAAAACGATACGGAACTTGTGATCTGCAAAAATGTTTGTTTGAAAAAAGACGGAGAAGATACTCATGTTCTATTGATTTTTCAAAAAAGCGGTGAATTATTATCTAAGGCAAGAAAATATATTAAAAGCAATAATGATAGGTTTTATAATTTAGCATTGGATCTGCGGCCAGGTGTAAAAGAGCAAATCAATCAAGAAAGTGATGTGGAAGTGCAGCAGTTGATCGATAAGATTTTGCAAGTGGAATCCGAAGAAGAATTGTCTTTATATGATCGAATAATCGTAAGATTACTTCAAAGTATAATCCTTTATTTCTTGGAAACAGGAAGAAACGATGGACTGGCAATCAGGATATTAGACACATTGCTGATAAAAGATGTAGATGTAATGAATCTAGCATTTATAGGGTTTAAAAATGACAGCGAAGCAATGAAACAATGGAATGTTCTGACTGAAACATTAGATCGTCATATGCTGAAAAGTATATGGGATAATGCTACCAAGTATGCTTTAGAATATATGATAAAGAATGTAATGAAATTGGAACAATATAAAAAAGAACATACCGTATTATATATAACTGGTTCGGAAATGAGTTCAGATCTTTATATGTGGTTATGTACGATTATGACAATAGATAAATTTATACAGGCATGGGAAGATTGTCCTAACTATTCTGAATATCACGAATATTTAAGAGAAAGATTCTCAAAAAGAAAGAAAAGTGATCCATTATCTTGCTTTCTTAAAGCTGAGAATATCAGGATCGAACATATTGTTTTTGCGGATCAGATGAAAAATGCAGATCGTCATGTTTCAGAACAGACGGTTAATAAACTGATAAAGGATATGAAAGATACCATTTTAGAAGATTTATTGGATGATTGGATAATTTGGAAAGTTTGTGATTTTGAAAATTATAAAGGGATTGCTAATGCGAAATATTCTTGTAAGAAAATAGGATTTAGTAAATACATCGCATCGATCAGAAAGGAAAATTTACAGGAAAAGCAGAAAAGAATTGCTAACATGATAAGCATAAAAGAAGAGAAGAAAATAAGAGAAAGTGCAGATACTTTTAATCAATATGTTGGATGTGAAGATATACTTTTAATACGAGCATCTGTACCATCTTTTTATATGTGTTATTATGTGCAGGAATTAAAACAACATGAAATGATTGTTGAAGCTAAACCGGATTTCTTTAATTCTTTATATTGTATAGATATCTATATTAAAATAAAAAAGGATTAATGAAAGAAATTGTGAATACTGAAAAAGATGTTATTAATTAAACAAAATAAATCATAAAAAGTTTTCTGCATTTTATATAGTAAAATATATTTTATGTGTAATTTGTGCTATAAACATATGTTTGCTATAATTGTAGCAGTGAGTAATAATTTTCATATTATGTATATTAAGGACGGAAAGGAGAAGTATATTTCAAATGTTCTAGCTATAAATTTTTACACACTCGCAAATTGATTGTTAAGGAAAGAAGAAATGAATGAAAATGTAGAAAAACGAGAAGCAATTATCAATCCTGAAATATTACCAGAAAAATTAAGTGTGATCATAAAAGACGAAGATGGAAAGCTGTATGAATCTACGAAAGATAATCTGAGACAAAAAGGATACAAAATTAAAGAGTTAGAATTTAAAAAATTCATAAATTCTGATACTGATATTCAAAGACAGATTGAAGATATAAAAACGATTCGATCAGAAATATTAGAAAACGCTACTGCGGAAATTGAAAGTATTGATTTTTTACAAAGAGCCAGTGATAATCTAAGAAGCAAAGAAGATTCGAATGAAGAGCTGATCGAATTATTACTTCCTTCACTTCTTTTATTGCACATGGAAATGAGCAGCTACTTACGAGAAGAAGCGGAATGGTCACAATTATTAAATAATAAAACTGCTTTATATGTGACAGGTCGAACTTGTGATCATGGAGAATATTCTGTATTGTATGCAATATTAAGTACATATTACGAAATGGTACTGAAAAATCATATCGTGTTTATTACAGAAGGAAATATTAAATAATACATAAAGGAAAATGAGAACAAGGAGTAATTTGTTTAATGATAAATTGCTCCTTGTTCTTTTATTAATGAATCCCGTAATTTACGTTTTTGAACTAAAGAAGATTATCTATGGGTGTGAAAGCTATTGGAGTTTTATGAAAGATTCTCATGATTTTGAAGAAATTATGCAGGAAATGATAAACGGCCAATGGTATATTGAATTGTTAAAATCTTTCTTACCAACTAAAAATTATAAAGATAAAAAATAAAATATATGTAAACTTAATCATTATTTCTAGCAGTGATCATTTTGATTGCTGTTTTTTCTTTGTCGAAATTTAAAGAACATGTCCGTGTCAGAGACGGAAGTTCCAGTTGGAACAGTAACAAGTTAATAAGAAGATTCAAGGAAGGGGGACAAAGAGAATCTTCACAAAGCAGAAAGGATGGACAAAGGAAATGAAATTTAATGATCAAAAAGAAGTGGAGATCAAAAGTACAAAGAAAAAGGAGGAAAAATCAGAAGAAAAGAAAAAGTTGGCAGTAGGAGATGTCAAAGATGCTCTTGTTGGCGGTGTGAAAGGATTTTATACCGTAAAAGACAAGAAATTACGGAGAAAAAGAATCCTTCTCACAATAGGAGAATTGTTTCTGGTCTATATATCAGGAATGATCAGTGTGAGTTATCAACCGGCGAAGCTGTTTGGAGAAAAAGATTACAGTTTTTTTAATTGTATTGGATCATTTTTCTCATTTGTGGGAATCGCAATCTTCATCTTGTCTAATGTAGTGGCATATTTTGCGTACCACTGGTTTCTTGAAAAATCAGGGCGTGGAGAAGATTATCGGATCAGTAAGAACGGAACTTACGGAACAGCAAAGTTATTAAATGACACAGAAGATGAAGCAGAAGCTTTAAAGAGGATTCCTATCGATCAGCTGGATGATCCGGAGATTGATGGAAACATTCTTGGATACATGGAAGATACAAAAGAAGTCATTGTGAAGGATGTTCATGGAAATGCCAACCGAAACATCGCGGTATGTGGAGGTCCTGGTACCGGTAAATCACGTACTCTGGTACGTAACATCATCTTCCAGTGTGTAAGACGTGGAGAATCTATCTTTATCACGGACCCTAAAGGTGAAATGGCCGAAAGTATGGCAAAGTATCTGAAAAAGAATGGTTATATCGTAAAATACTATAATCTAAAGAACTTTGAAGCTTCTGATTCCTTCAACTGTTTGCAGGGACTGAATAACGAAGAGGGACATGCTTTTATTAATGTACTTGCTGATATTATCATGAAGAATACAGCAAGTATGTCCGGATCTGGTGGAAACGCAAATGCGGCACTGAATCTTTTGATTGCATTGATGCTGTTCGTTGTAACAGAATTACCGGAAGAAAACCAGAACATGGTAGAACTCTATAATCTGATCACGTTAACAAATCCAAAAGTATTGGATGCGATCTTTGATGGATTGGATGCAACACATCCAGCAAAGAAACCATATCTGATCTATGCTCAGTCTTCTGAAAATTTCCGTTCCAATATTGCAGCAGACGTTGCAACAAGACTGTTAGTATATGCTCAGGAAGGTGTTCAAAGTATTTCAATTCACGATGAGATCGATCTGACATTACCAGGAACAAAAAAATGTGCTTACTTTATCATTACACCGGATCAGAACTCTGCGTATGATTTCATGGCTTCATTATTTCAAGCGGTCGCTTATAATAAGCTCGTCAAATATGCAGATGATAAAGCAGAAGGTGGAATCTTACCAGTCAAAGTGCAGATGTTGTTAGATGAATTCCCAAATAGTGTGACGTGTTCCGCATCACAAAACGGTAGCAATAACCGACAAAAATGCGGCGTAATTGTATTTATTTAATATAAATCCGATTGCGAACTATATAACCAATTGTTTCAAATGATGGGGTAACGCCCGGAAGGGAACACGCTAAACCTTCGAATAGCGTCAAGTGATGTAGACATTTGAGGTTATAAGCTCGGAGAAGTCATATGAAGTATACCCTAACGTACAGACGAGGAAACATTTCCAGAGGTGGAGATTGTGTACGACAGTGTGGGCGGGGTTTTCCTATGGTTAGAATGACTTATGATAGTCTGACAAAGTTTCGAATGTACGGCTCTATAGGAATGACCTGTAGAAATGCAGGAGCATCAGATCAAATGATGTGTGTGCGAGGAAGAGTAAAATTTGTTTGTGCTGAAATTCCTTGTATGTTCACAGGACATACGTTTCATAAGAAATGCACACAGGGTTAAAGAAACGACCTAAGGGAAAACAATGCTAGGTTATATGGAACACGGAAAGCTGCGGACAAGAGAACTGGCTACACAGTGAAAAAGTATCTTGGTTATGACGAAAGGAAGCAAATGAAACTGCTGCTATAAGTATATTTATCGTAGTGAGAGCAGAGGCACAGTACCGATGAAACAGTGATAACAAGCTGCGGAGGGATAGCCTCAAGCCGGTATAAATAATATCGGTGGAACGCCGTATGACGGGAAACTGTCATGTACGGTGCGGGCCAGGGGAAAAATCCGAGATATTATCAGAGATTTACCTATTGGCATTTGGAGAAATCCCAGATTTCGGAAAGAAAATTTCAACAGTCCGAAGTCGTGGTATTGCAACAACCATTATCTTTCAGGCAATCACGCAGATGCAGAACCGATATCCGAATGGATTATGGGAAGAGATTCTTGCAGCCTGTGATACAAGCCTGTTCTTAGGATGTAATGACGAAACCAGTGCGAAATATTATTCTGAAAAGAGTGGTATTTCGACTATTGAAGTTGGTACAGAACAGAGATCCTTAAAAACGCTTCGAATCACGGATTACACACCAGAAGTACGTCAATCAGAAGGAGAAGGAAAGCGTTACGTGAATAATCCAGATGAATTACAGCGATTCAAATATAAAGATGAATTGATCTTCTGCAAAGGATTTAATGTATTCCGTTGTAATAAGTTTGATTATGAGCTTCATCCAGAAGCAAAGAAGTTAGAATATGAGAAAGCAATTGAGCATGTGCCGGAGTGGAGAAAGAGAGAAGAACCATACCAGCTGTATGTTCTAAGATATATTCCTGGTACAGAAGCATTTGACCGAAAAGCATTTGCTGCAGCTACTGGAGATAACAAAGAACATACGATGAGCAGTTCTACATCAAAAGGAGCAAAAAAGAATACGATTAATAAACCGCCTAAAAATAAGAAGAGCAAGAGAGGTTCCTCTTGGGCAAATGGCATTAGTGGCCAGCAGCAGATGAATTACAATTTAGACAAATCAGATGAAACAGAAGAAGTTACACCAACAATCTCAGATTCTGAAAATGATGCTATAAATACAAATGTTGATTTTAACGAGGCTGAAAATGGTGCAGAAAATGTAAATGATCAGACTCCAGATTTCGGGGATACTTCTGTAGAAGAAATGATGAATCAATATGGTTTGTAGAATGTATTTCATGTATATAAACATAATCAGGGGCTGAGAAATCAGCCCTATTTTAAAATATACATAATTTCCTTTAAAATGTGGGGGCATTACACAAATATGGAACAATTTTTTTAAAAAATAAGAAAAAAGTTGCAAAAAATGTGTAACGTGTTTATAATTGTATATATCAAAAGAATATGTGCGTCAAAAACACATAGAAAAATGGAAGATAGGAGTTGTTAATTATGCCACCTGAAAAAGAGCAAGCAGTTCTCGTGCAACAAACGACTCAGAAAAAAGAATCAAACAAAAAGAAATCAAAGGATAAGAAAGATAAGTTGTTTCATGATACAAAGAAATTCTTACAAAGTTATCGAAGACTGGAATTATCCTTGAAATATTCTAAGGCGATGCAAACGAAACGTTTGGCCGCGAATGATATGAGTTTTGAATGGGAACTGCGAGATGACGAAATAGAATTTAATGATATGGTTTTGCAAGAAGCCATTTCAGCACTGCATTGTCTAAAACAGATGCCGGAGATGGGACGTGTATGGTATCATTTGCTACAAATGAAATATTTTGACGTTAGACCCTACAAAATGTCAGACGATGCGATCATCACAGCATTGCAAGAAGCTGGATTATTTTCTGATATTTCTAAAACGACATTTTACAGATATCAAAAGAGTGCAATTCGTATGTATGGAGAAATTCTTTGGGGATCTCTCGATAAGAATTCTTCGGTATATAAGAAATTTGTAAAAATGATACATTCTCATGATCTTGAAAAACAGATATAGATTCATATGTAAAACATATGAATCCAATGGTTGAATGGTAAATAACCATTTTCGTGATTGGTTTTAGAACTATGTAAAAAACATATGAATCCAATGGCATCGAAAACTAACACATTCTGTGAATGGTGTTTTAGAACCATGTAAAAACAAATGATTCCAATGGATCAAATTACATAGTGAGTAAAAATAAGAAAAGAATCGAAATAACCTACAAAGGTGGGATCTGCAGGGTGGCAGAAAATAACAATGAAAAAAGAAAGAGTGTGAGATACATGCTTTTTAAACGATATAAATACTTAGAATTAGAAAAAACAGATATCGGAAATGATGAGCATAATTATTATGAAACGGTCTGGTATATCCGTGCTTATAATAATAAACGTGCTTATGATAATCGAAATAACACAGAAACATCAAAGAGTCTTGACAGTAATGGTAAGAAAAAAGAAAAAAAGAAATCACGGATTATTGTAAAGATAATTCGAGATTCTTACGGTAATGTGACAAGAGTATTTGTAGAACCTAAAGCAAAAAAGAAAAAAGAAGTTGTCGATATGGCAGCAGCGGCATATCAGTCATTGCTTGCAATGGAATGATGGTCAGCAGAAAAGTAATGATATTTACTGTAGGATTTTAAAATTGTGTAACGAGAATGTCTTTAAATATCAAATACAAGAGATGATTCCAATGGTCATACATTTATGGTAAGACGGGTGTGGGGTTTTGGAACAGTGTAAAATTAGATGATTCCAGTGGGTCAAATTACACAGCGAGTAAAAATAAGAAATAATCGAAACAACCTACAAAGGTAGGATCTGCCGAGTGGCAGTAGTGGAAATAATAGTTAGAGAGGAGTTGTAAAATGAGGAAAAATGTGAAGCGTACAATTGCTGTTTTAAGTGCTGTATGTATGCTTCCGTGTCCGCAGGTAGCAAATGTTGCCGTCATGGCACAAAATGTATCTGTTGGAAGTTCTATCGGAGCAAAGACATTGAAACAGTCTTTGCAAACATCAACGAATTTTGAAACTGCATCAGGGAAACGACAGGAAGTAAAAGAAAATAATATAGAAGATTCATATGATATAACATATGGTGATTCTATTACTTTTTTTGTTTCTAAGACAAAAATACCTGATCAAGATCAAACAGATAATTCTGGTAATGAAGATGATCAGAAACAGGATGATGGGCAGAAAGATTCAGAAACAGATGTGATACCTGATTATGAGGTTCCAGATACTATTAATGGTTTTTCCTTTAATAAGGAAGAAACAGATGATGGATATCAACTTACATTTACTGCAAATGAAGCAATGAGAAGTGCTGCAATCAAGATCAAAGGGCAGAATGTCGTTTTGAAAACTAAAAAGAGAAAACTGACTGCAAAAGCATCCGTCAAGAATAAAGTCTATGATGGAACGACCAATGCAGAATACGAGTCCTCTCCAAGTATTCAAAACGTGTTGGATAGTGATGAAAATCAGTTTTATTTCCGTTATAAAAATCCAACCTTTGAAAAGAAAAATGTTGGAGAACAACAGGTTTCTCCAATTTCTATCAATTTATCAAGTGACAACTATGAAATTGATGATATCAGCGGACTGAAAGCAACGATTGAACAGAAAGAGATCACGACCAGTACGATCAAGATCAAGAGTAAAGTTTATGATGGTACAACAACTGCAGAGTATGCAAACAAAGTAACATTGCTCGGAGTAATATCCGGAGATGATGTACAATTAAATGTTCCAACACCATCATATGATACAAAAAATGTTGGAACTGACAAGAAGATCGTATTTGATGGTGATTTTTCAATTGAGGGTACAGACAGTGCCAATTACCGATTGAAAGAAATTTCAGAAGTAACAGGAACGATTGAGAAAGCGAAGCTTGTATATCGGGCGAAAGATCAAACCAGAAAATATGGCGAAGCAAATCCAAAACTTACTTATGAAGTAAAAGGTTTTGTTGCAGGTGATCAGCAAAGTGATTTTAACGATCCGACATTGACATTGGATGTTCCAAAACTTACGAGTTTAGGAAAACATGAGGGAGTCATTAAAATCTCAGGTGTGAACCTGCCAGAATATTATGATGTAACTTATGAAAGCGGAGATTTATACGTTGAAGCAAATGATATTCATGAAAATGAACATTATAAATTAACAAAGCCGGATGGAAAGAATGGTTGGTTTACGAAAAAGAATTTTGTGATTGAGCCAATTCATGGAGAAACCAGTGGTTATGATCTGGTTTCAACATCCAAAGATGGACCATGGAAAAAAACACTTGCTTATACAGAAGATACAAAGAAAAAGAATGTTTCCTTTTATCTAAAAGATAGCAGCAATGGTGCAATTTCCAAAGTTGGAGAAGAGTCTTATAAGATTGATAAGACAGCTCCGGAAGTTGAGAATATTGCAATTGATTTTGTAAAAGGATACCAGAGTACGAAGAAATCCGGACCATTTCGATATTTCTTTGATACGATTGCAAAGATCGGGATCACATCACATGATGATACCAGTGGAGTTGCAAGGGTTAATTATCATACGGTTGATGAAGGAACACGATCTGTAGAAAAAACACAAGATGGTTCTAAAGCAAGATTTGAGATCACTCCGAACTTCAAAGGTAACATCTACGCACAGGCGGTCGATGAAGCAGGAAATATTTCGGAAGAATACAAATCAGCCGGGACGATCTTGGAAAACAATGGAAAACACAGTACAACAAGTTCGATCCATATCTTACAGGAGACGCAGGAAAAGAAATATTATAATCATGATATTTATCTGGGACTGCAGGCAGAAGATAGCTATTCCGGGATCGGAAGTATTTTATATGAAGCCGGAGCGGTCAATTCCAAAGAAACGTCTTACGATGATATGAAGTATGAGTATAAGAAAGACCATGTAAGGATCGATGCATCTGCAAACAACAAAAATGGTGTAGAAGCAAAATTTACAATGGTAGATAATACCGGACATAAGAGTACCGTCCGAAAGAAATTCAACATTGATGTTTCAAAGCCAGAGATCGCGATCTCTTATGATAACAATCAATCCGAAGGAAAATACTTCAAAAAGAATCGAACCGCAACGATCACGATCAAAGAAAGAAACTTTGACAGTAATAAAACCTATGTTTATCTGACAAAGAATGGTGTAAAGACCAGGTTAAAATCTAATTTTGTCAGTGATGGAGTATTACACAGCAGAGAAGATGGCAGTCAGTATTATATTTATCAAATGAATGTAGTATTTGATCAGGACGGTGAATATTCCTTAACAGCAGCAAGTACCGATCTTGCCGGAAACAAGAACCTTCCAGTAACTTATGTTGGTACTCATACAGACAGCTTTGTGATCGATAAAACAAAGCCTGTAGCGAAAATCTTCTTTGATAATAATTCTGTGAAGAATGAAAAATATTACAAAGCGGATCGAGTTGCAACCATTCGGGTAACAGAGAAAAATTTTAAAGAACTGAATGTCTCAACAAATGGAAAGAAAAGTGGATGGAGCAGTCATGGAAATGAACATGTGATGACTGTTACATTTAATGAAGATAAAGAATATCATCTTTCTATTGCAGGACAGGATCTTGCCGGAAATGTTTTAGAGAAACAAAGTGCAAAACCTTTTATCGTTGACAAGACAAAGCCTAAGATCGATCAGGTAACACCAAGTGATTCCAGTGCGAATACTGGAGCTGTTACTTGTGGATATACATTAACAGATAAGTACCTTGACAAAGGCAGTGATCAGCTAGTCGGAGAAATGAAAGGTCGTAAGTTTAAAGTAAATGAAAAACAGAAAGTGGAGAACGGATACAAAGTAACTTATCAGCAGATTCCAAATGCAATGGAAAATGATGATTATTATACATTCGTGATTCAGGCAGAAGATAAAGCCGGAAATATTTCAAAAAAATCCATTCACTTTACGGTTAATCGATATGGTTCTGTTTATCATTTATCATCTTATGCAAAATCTATTAACGGTACTTATGTAAAAGATGCTGATAAGATTGTCTTGGAAGAGATTAATCCAGATCAATTATCAGATTGCAATTTAAAAGTTGTAAGAGATAATGATCCGATTGCTTTGAAAAATGAAGATGCATCGATTGAGAAGAAACATGATAAGTGGTACAAAGTTACCTACACAGTCAATGCTTCGGCACTGAAAGAGGAAGGTACTTATCGTATCATTACATCTTCTAAGGATACGGCAAAGCATACATCTTCCAATGATATGTCAAAGAAAAAAGCGTCAATCAGTTTTGGGGTTGATACAACAAAACCAAACATCTTAATCTCAAACATTGAAGGTGGTAAGGTTTATGCCCAGGATGGAAGAACCGCAACAGTTCTTGTAAAAGACAACTTGCTGTTACAGAGTGCGAAAGTTTATGTCAATGATAATCTGATAAAGGAATACGATGAAAAAGTTCCTGAAAAGATTGACATTCTTCTGGATCAGAAAGATGAAGCTCAAAGCATTCATGTAATTGTGAAGGATGCCGCGGGAAATGAATCTGAAATTACGATGGATAACATTTATGTTACAACAAACCTATGGATCAGATTTATTCACAGTGTGCCGGCGATGGCAACTGCAGGTGGTGTATCACTTGCTGTGATTCTGGCAGCAGTTATTGTTTTACGAAAAAGAATAAAAGCAAAACCATCGGTTGAGGATGATGAAAAATAAAATCAGATGATTCCAAAGGTCACATATTTTATTTGTAAAAAAGGAAAAAGTTTTAGAACTGTGTGAAATCAGATGATTCCAAAGGTTTTCATTGATTCAAAGAAAACTCTTGGTCGTTTTAGAACTGTGTAAAATCAGATGATTCCAAAGGTACAATATTTACAATATCTACCCAGTTGCTGTTTTAGAACTGTGTAAAATCAGATGATTCCAAAGGCTAATAAGGATTTATAACCATGTTGTACATGTTTTAGAACTGTGTGAAATCAGATGATTCCAAAGGTACTTGTCATTGTCAAGGGGCAAGGCGGAGGTTTTAGAACTGTGTGAAATCAGATGATTCCAAAGGTGGATATGTGCCGATTGTGATTGGAATGGAGTTTTAGAACTGTGTGAAATCAGATGATTCCAAAGGGCCAAATTACACAGTGAGTAAAAATAAGAATTTTATCGAATTAATTTACTAAGGTAAAAGCTGTCGGCGATAGCAATTTATAAATTAAGGACTTAACTTTGTTCTTTTATTGAACATGAAAATAAAAAATATCGAAAAGAGGGGGAATCGAAAAGAGGGTGTAAACTTGATCATTGAAGTTTTAGAAAAAGACGTGATTCCAAAAGGAAATCGAAAGCTTTTAAATAGAAGAAACTTTTACAAACAGCATTTAACTTCTTTAGGTTTTTCTCATGTAAGAGGAAAATATGTGATACAACTGGATGATGAAAATGAGATTGAAACAATGAAAACATTACTTGAATCTTATCGGACAAAATACCAGAGTTATCCAAACAGTTATCTTCGTTCAGGAGATTACCGAAAGAAGTTTTTTGATAAAAATCGTCCAATCTTCAAAGATTATTATATATGTGCATACTGCGGAAGATTCTTAAAAAAGAAAGATGTAACAGTTGATCATATCATATCAATTAGAAAAGCTCAGAAATCAAAGATTTTGCAGTTTATTCTTCGATTGGTAAAGATCAACGACATTAATGATGAAAAGAATCTGACCGCTTCATGTGAGACATGTAATAAGAAGAAAGGACAAAAATTAAGTTTATCTTATGTACTCCGGGGAATTCTCGGTAGAAAGTCATGGTATTGGATTATCTATTATATAGTCATAATTGTTGTTTTGGTCATTGTAATTTTACAGATTGTCAATCCATGATGAAGAAGTGCATAATATCTTACTTATATTTTATACGAATCCAATAAAAGCAAGAACTGATATTTCTTGATTCCCTTGTGACTATGATACATTTATTGGAATTCATAATTCAAAATAAAAGATATTGTAATCGCCCGTTGAATGCGGGATCTGTCAGGTGATAGAAAAGGGTATCTATTGTTTTTTATTTTGAAAGGAGGAGGTAGCTTATTACGTGCTACCAACACAAAGTATGAATCTGAAAAAAGTATTAAAAAAAGTGATGTACGCATGTATGTCCGCAGCAATGATTGCTGTTCCTACAGTGCCTGCTTACGCAGCTCAGAATGATGTTATTGATACAACAAGAACAGCATCATTAACAATTCACAAATACGACATGACAGCAGCAAAAAAAGGTGGAGTTAACTTAGATCAGTTTACTTCTACTGGAAAACAGGATGTAGCAGCAGAAGAAGCATTAAAGAATTATGCAATCAAAGGGGTAGAATTTAGTTACTTAAGAGTCGGTGATGTAGAACAGCAGTCTGAAAATGGAAAAGTTCAGATGATCTATGAATTACCAGATGCGTTACAGAAAATCATTGGATTAACAGATTCCGATGCAGCAAAAGCAGAAGGTAGCAAAGATTACTTTACAAGCCAGATCATCAATGACAAACTGGCAAAAGCATTAGAAGATAATACAGCCACAAAAGATAAACTGGAAGATTATATGGGCAAAGGTGGAACAGCCATGGATCTTACAGATGCAAAAGGTGTAACAAAGAAAGACAAACTTCCTTTAGGTTTATATCTGATCGTTGAAACAAAAGTACCAGAAGATGTAACTTATACAACAAATCCTTGGTTCGTGCAGTTACCATCTACAGATTCAGAAGGTGACGACTGGTTCTACGATGTTGTATGTTATCCAAAAAACGAAACAGGTGTTCCTACATTAGACAAACGTGTGCGTAATAATCCTGACAAAGATAATGTAACAACAGCAAATCAGGATGCTTTAGCTGATTTCACACACGCAAGAGAAGAGTACACATATCAGAGTACAGTCACAGCATCCAAGGCAGAAAAACTGGATTATCAGTTTATTTCCAAACTGCCACATATCACATCAAGCACAACATATCTTTCTACTTATACATTCGATGATAAGATGGCTAAAGGTATGACATACAACAAAAATGCAGTGATCGCAATCTATGACAACAAAGATGCAGCAGATACAACAAACGTTAACAACGTTGACAAGAGCGGTGCAATCGCAGTATGGAAAACATCTGACACAGATCCTAAGTTCGCTATAACTTATGGTAAATCTGGCGAAGACTCTACTATGAAAGTAGAAATGACAAAATCAGGATTAAGTGAAATCAACAAGAAATACTCTGACAAATATATCGTTGTTTACTACACAGCAGATGTCAATACAGATGATACAGTTGTTCTTGGTGATAAAGGTAACCCTAACGATGTGTCCTTAACATGGAAGAGAACATCTACAGATTACTGGGATATCTTAAAAGATAAATGTATCGTATACAGCTTTGGATACAACTTCACAAAGAAATTCTCTGACAATAAAGGTGATGCAACAAAAGTTAAATTCGTGATCCAGAACAAATCTGATAATTACTACTTAGTAGCAAGAGCAGACAGAGCCGGAGTATATCAGGTAACAGGTAAATCCGCTACAGAAGAAGGAGCTACACAGTTCAGTCCAGATGCAGCCGGAAAACTTGTGATCAACGGTATCGAAGCTGATAAATATGGATTTACAGAGACACATTCAGATGCAGGATATACACTGCTCAAGAAAGAGATCATTGTAAATATCACATCTACAAAAGCCAATATTACACCAACAGAAGCGAATATCACAGGAATCCAGTCCAAGAATGGAAATGATTCTACAGCAAACGATGGTGTGAAGAATGGTAAAGAACTTGCAAATGATGTAGCAGTTCAGACGATCAACGCATCTGCAACCGTGGACGATAAAAGAGCAACCATGAGTGCGAATGGAGAATCCACAAATGCTTTTGTTGATATGCAGGTAACAAACCAGAAACAGTTCTTACTGCCAATGACAGGTGGAGCAGGAAGTTACGCATTGATCATCGCAGGAGTTGTAATCGCTGGGTGCGGATTTATCATTATCAAGAAGAACCAGAAACGTAAAGAAGTCCAGTAAAAATTTTAAATAAATATTTTTTCCATAAAAGTTGAAGCTTGTAAGAATGACAAGAACTGTAAAGAGACAGTATGTAACTATTTATTTAGGATTAGGCAATTATTAATTGTCTGAAAGGAGAATATCATGGCAAAAAAATTTGCAAAAAAAATTGCTACATATGCAATGGCAGCAACTATGATCGGTGGAGCAGTTATTGGCTCAGGATCAACAGGCGTATTTGCTGCTGAAAAGTATCCATCTTCAGCAACAGCCAAATCAGCTTATAGTAAGGTAATGTCTAACACAGGCACAAATTACAAAAAATCATATGAAGATTACAAGAAGGCATATGAAGATTTCATGAATCAGTATATGCAGGCACCAACGGTTGAACAGGCTGTATTTGATCATGGATATATTTTCACAAATAATCTGTTAAGTATCAGCTTTACAGAAGTGAAATATGCAAAGTCTTATGATGTAATGATCAGCAAAGATGACAACTTTAAAGTAACGAAAACATACACAACAGAGAAACCTTCTTTGGGTGTATACACTAAGAACGATGATTTCCTTACACCTACATGGCACGGACGTTATGTAAAAGTAAGAGCTAATTATGGTTATGGAGTCCATGGAAAATGGTCCGAGAAAAAAATGATTGGATGCGGAAAATTACATTTACATCAGGATTTCGTCAATGGTCCTTTTGACGATTAAATCATGACTTTTCCGGATCATTTAAATGTATGGTCCGGAAAAATTAATAGAAGGAGAATAAATAAAATGACTAAGAAAAAAATTGCAAGAAAAATTGCAACATATGCGATGGCAGCAAGCATGATCGGTGGATCTATTCTTGGATCAGGTATAACAGGAGTATCTGCTGCTGAAAAATATCCAACTGCTAAGACATCTTATAGTAAAACTGTAGCTGATACAGACTACAAACAGGCTTATTTAGACTATATCAGTCAGTTTATTAAAGCACCAGAGATTACATCTGCAACGGCAAAAACAGTATGGGGATATATTTTATCAACATATGACGAAACAATTACTTTTAAAGAAGCAAAGTTTGCAAAATCTTATCAGGTACAGCTTAGCTGGAACAAAGATTTTACAAAAGATTCAAAAACTGGATTCACTCCAATTACAGTAAAAACAGATCAGACCAGTGTAACAATCTCTTCTGCACTCGGATACAGTTATGCAAGAGTAAGAGCTGATTATGGAAATGGAGTCTACAGCAAATGGTCAAATGTTAAAACAGTAGAATTTAAATAGTAAATTTTAAGATTTTAGAATTTACTATGCATATGACAAAGTATATTTAAATCAGGACTTCATAAATTGTCCTTTTGACAATTAGATTGTAAAGATTGATTGTAAAATAAAACCCTGTCAAATTAATTTGACAGGGTATAGTAAAAAGATTATGAAACAAAAAATTATTCCAATACTGATTGTATTGTTTGGTTTTGCCTTATTATCTTATCCGTTTATCAGTAATTATATATTTGAAAAAAGTGCTGGTTCAACAATTAAGTCTTATGAGAAACAAGCAAAAACATATGATCAGAAACAAAAAGATAAAGCTTTTCAAGAAGCAAAAGAATATAATGAAGATTTAACAAAATCAGCAGTGCAATTAACTGACCCGTTCAAGGCGAAAAAAAATGATGGGGAAACAATGATTTACAATAATATCCTAAATCTTGATCATTCAGGAATTATGGGGTATTTAGAAATCCCTTGTATTTCTGTTAATCTTCCTATTTATCATGGTACAGATGCAGAAATTTTGGAACGTGGAGTTGGACACCTTGCAGCATCTTCAATTCCGGTAGGTGGGAAAAGTACACATAGTGTATTAACTGGACATACAGGACTCAGCTCAGCCAAACTATTCACTGATCTGACAGAGATGAAAAATGATGATTTATTCTTTATACATGTATTAGATCGCACACTAGCTTATAAAGTTGATCAGATATCAGTTGTTAAGCCGGAGGATACAGAAAAACTTCAAATCATAGATGGAAAAGATTATGTTACTCTCGTAACATGTACGCCTTATGGGGTCAATGATCACCGATTACTTGTTCGAGGTGCTAGGACTAAGTACGAAAAGACACAGGAATCATCCATTCGTCAAAGAAATAAAGATTCCCAGTGGATGGGAACTTATAAGCGAGCGATCGCAATTGGACTTGCAATCGTTATGGCGCTGGTCTTGTCAGGCAAAGTATATCAAAAGCTTCGAAGAAAAAAGACAGAAAAAATACGACAAAAAGAAGGAGAGACGAAATGAAAAGAAATCTGATGAATATATTAGGCATCATCTTAATAGGAATCGGAACTTTTGTATTTCTCTCTCCTGTTTTTTTTTCCTATAAACAACAAAAAAATGCCGATCAGGAAATAGAAGCTTTTGAAAATTTTGAAAAGGAAAAGAAAGTCCCAAAAGAAAAAGATCCTTTATATAAAGAAGCCATACAGTATAATCAAAAAATTTATACGGAAGGGCAGAAAAATTTAAAGGATGTATGGAGCTATCGTACATCACCGATCGAGTTGAAAGATAGCAAAAGTAACTTTGGATATATCAGGATAAAAAAGATGGATGTAAAACTTCCATTATACCTTGGAGCAACTTTAGAAAATATGAGGAAAGGTACTGCAATCATGGGAGAGACATCCCTGCCGCTTGGTACAAAAAACAGTAATTGTGTTATCGCTGCACATCGTGGGTACGAAGGGATCCCGTATTTTCGTGAGATCGAGAGATTAAAAATCGGAGATCGTGTGATCATAAAGAATCCATGGGAGAAGCTTACTTATCGGGTCGATGAGATCAAAATCATACAGCCCGATGATTCCGATCAGATTAAGATCCGGAAAGGGAAAGACATGGTAACACTTCTTACTTGTCACCCATACCGAAGTCATGGAAAATACAGGTATGTTGTGTACTGTATCAGAGACCACGGACAAAAGATCGTGGAGAAAAAGAACAATACGATCAAAGATACTCACTTTCAATCATCCGAATGGGATATCCAAAGAGAAAAACTGTGTCATATGATAGGACTAGGAATCTTACTTATTTTTTGGATCATAATAATAAAAAATTGGAAAGGAACAATCAGGAAAGGAGGAAAAGCATGAAGAGGATAAAAAAGACCTTAAAAGGAAAAGGAAAGATCGTTGCCGCATTAGCAGTTGTGATATCTTTTGCTGCTGTTTTGGTATGGCATCAAATGCAAAATGCAAGTGCTCATAATCAGGAAAGTCCCGGTTTTAGTAGAACATATACAAACGGATATGGAAGATTTTATGTAGATGGCCCAGGTAATAAAAGCAGTTGGCTAGAAGTGAAATTTTATTGTAGCGGACTAGGAAAAAACGTAACACAGGGAACATTTAATAATAAAGGTCGAAATGTTACATTCAGTGAAAATCAAGGAGGCGGTGGTGATTATGATCTCCATCTTGCATCATGGTCTGCTACAACGTATAAAAATAATAATGGAAGATACACGTCATTAGATGTAAAAATTCGTTATACAATTCCTGCACATGAGTATGAAAGTTGGCAATCACAAGATACCTCAAATGATTATTATGTAAAATCAACAGAAGGTTCTACTGGACACGAGAAATCAGAACATACGGTTTATCAAACATTACGTATTAGTGCATATTCTATTGGACTATCAACACATGGTGATAATAATGTTAGAGATTTTAATTGTAGTCGAACATTTCATATGGCCAAATCTCAATATAGTGTCTATTATAATGCGGCTGGCGGAGATGGCGGCGGATTCTCATGGAATTTTAATGATGGAGATAATTTTGCTTTCCCTACTGTTTCAAGACGAGGTTACACATTTGATAAATGGATTGATCAGGGAACGGGATGGGAATCTAGTACTGACTGGCTTGTATGTAGTGGTAATTATACAGAAATTGCTCAGTGGATAGCTAATCAGTATAATGTATCCTTTGATGATAATGGAGCCGATTCTGGAAATGTTTCAGATAGTACAGCAACCTATGATAGTAACTTTACTCTTCCAGAAAGTGGATATAAAAAGAAAGGTTACAAGTTTTTGGGTTGGAGCACTGATGAAAACGCAACGTCTCCTCAGTATACCGCAGGACAGTCTTTTACCTATCAAACAGACGGAGATACCGTATTTTATGCTGTATGGGCAAAAAGTGATTTCGAAGTAAAATTCCACGGAAACGGATCATCTGCTGCAGATTACACAGCAAATCTTACTTATAATAAATCCGTAGGTTTACCAAAAAATGTATTTGAACGTCCAGGGTATACATTCATTGGATGGGCTGAAAAAGAAGATGGTGATAAAGAAGTACCGGAAGAAGTGAAATATACCGATGGACAAGCAGTGAAAGATCTGTGTGAACCGGGAGAAACATGCCATTTGTACGCTATCTGGAAAAAGAGCGATGGAAGTTTTGAGACAAAGAACATCATCCATGATGACAAGATGTTCTTGGGAGATGTGAATCTTACCGGACAGAATGGAACTGGATACAGCAATGCCAACATTGATTCCAAATCTGCACACATCGACAAAGAAGATGATCCGGGATATTTTACAGACCGTTATGGATCAAACAATAATTAAGTTTTGTTTTAGATCCATGGTTTTAGATTCATGTTAAATCATATGGTTCCAAAAGGTCAAATAGGTTTTACATGGTGCGTAAAATAAGAATTTATCGAACAGACCTGTTTTGACAGGAGCTGCCGTGTGGCGGCAATTGAAATAGAAGTGAACTACCCACAACCTAAAGGTAGTGGGCTTCTGTTAAATGGTTCACCAGACTAAGTATTCAGAAATGATTCCTACGATATTTAGGAAAAGAAACAGGAGGAAGCTGTACATGAAAAATAAGTTGAAAAAAAATCTGAAAAAGATCGGAACATTCTTCTTATCTTTGCTCACATTGTTTTCATCTCTCTTTGGCGGGTTAGCAGGAATGCCAACACCGATCACTAACGTCAGTGCCAAAGAAGGAACAGCAACAGTAAGCATGAGTAAAGCAAGAGGCAGTTTTGGGATCAGGGAACTTGGACGAGCGTCCAGTGAAGGCTTATGGAAGATCAAAGCCGGCGGAAAGCAGACATTTTGTCTTGATTCCGGAAAGAGCATGTGCAACGGAGATACCGTGGAGTATAAGACCGCTAATGCCGTGAAATATGGCAAAAAATCCATTGCAAAAGCGCTGACTCATTACGAGCAGGGGTCTAAGAGTGAGAAAAGCTTTATCTTAACACAGGCTTATATCTGGGCATGTGGAAAAGGAAAGAGCAAACAGACAACAGTCTATCAGGCAGGAAAAAACATCGATGGTGGATATTCTACATCTGACGCAAAAAAGTTCTGTGATGCGATCAGTAAGACTGGTCCGCAGGGAACGATCTATTATTATAAAGTAAAGAAATGTGTCAAAGGAAAAAAACATGATTCCCATCAGATGCTGTATCGATTAAATGACACTCCATATACGAAGCCTAAAACAGCTTCCATTGGTGCATCTAATAGTGATTCCAAGCCAAAAGAGATCAGTCTCCGGATCAAGAAAAGAGATGCTGACACAGGAGCTTTATTATCCGGAGCAACCTTCTTATTCTACTGTGACGGAGTCTATGTGAACAAAGCAACAACAGGAGATGATGGAGTTGCAAAGGTTACTTATAGCCGAGCGATCAGTGCATCCTATACCATTCCAAGGGAGGAAGAAAAGGTATATGTCACAAACTGGGATGAACTGTCTGAAAAACAGCAAAAAGAACAAACAGAAGTATTAAAGCGTTATAAATCCAAAGCTGCTGCGAAGAAAGCAGCGAATGCCGAAGCAAAAGCAAAAGTCAAAGCGTCCATAGAATCTCAGATGAATACGAAACATGTATGGACGGTCAAAGAAGGAACCGCACCTTTTGGACATCTGTTAAATGACACGACGCAGACATTACAGGAAGGAAATGGGAGACGCAGCACACTGAAATTTGGGGATGTCTCAAATGGATGGAAGCCAGTCAAGATCCATTTACATAAACAGTGTAGCGAGGATTACGGAGTAGAAGCTTCTTTTGAAGGTGCGATCTATGGTATCTATGCAGAAGAAGATATCAAGGGTTCTGATAACAAAACGGTCCTTTATCCGGCCGGTACAGAAGTTGGAAGAATCACGACCGATAAGAATGGAGATGGCGTTTCCGGAGATCTTCATCCTGGAAAATATTATCTAAAAGAACTTGTACCACCAAAAGGATTCCGCATAACAGCAGAGAATGAAGCAGGCGGAAAGATCAAAGTCTATCTGAATAATACAGATGAAACAGTTGCTGCAAATGAAAAACCAATCCAGGGAAAACTAAGTATCAAGAAATACTATGTCACAGGAAGTACAAAAGTCAAAGAGCCGGATGCTGTCTTTGAGATCAAAAACGTCAACGGAGATGTTGTTGATACGATCACGACGGATTCTGAGGGTGTGGCGATAACAAAACTTCTGCCGTACGGATCTTATACCATTCATCAGACAAAAGGAAAAACAGGATATGAGATGGCACAGGATATGACAAGGACGATCGAGAAAATGAACGATGATGGGACTCCGATCACTTATACGTTTGAATGTGAGAACAAGGAAAAGAAAGCCCGTATCTCTGTAATAAAGAAGTTAGTCATCAATGATGATGAGACAGATACCCATCAGGAAAAAGAAGAAGTGAAAGCCAAGTTTGAGATCATCAACAAAGCAACAAAAAAAGTTGCCGATACGATCACAACGAATACGGAAGGATACGCAGAATCCAAAGAACTGGATCCGGGAACATATTATGTTCATCAGATCGAAGGAACTCCAAACTATAAATTTAGTGAGGATTCCGCAGATATCAAGATCGAGGATGGAGATACAGGAAAATACAATCACAATGTTGTACTAAAGAACTATGGTTCCACAAAACTTCGTATCATCAAGAAGATGAGTAAGAATAAACGAAGCAAGGCAGAAGTTGGAGCTTCCTTTACGGTTCTGGATGCATCTTATACCAAAGATATTGAAAAACAGGATCTTGGAAATGCACAAAAAAGAATCGACTATATCAATTCCCTGGACAAAAAAGCAATCCTTGGAGAGATCGTAACGAACAAAGAGGGAAAAGCTGCCCTGATGTTAGACAAATACAGTAAGAAGAATGGATTTGTCGTTATTCAGACCATGGGAGCTGACGGATATGATCTGATGGGAATCTACTATTCCAAAGATCATGACCCAAAGACGGAAAAAGGACAGGATGTTTATGAGATCGAGGCATCTGATCCATACTCTGATTCCGGATGGGTAGAGATCTACAAGCAAAAGAGAGTCGCAGCGGATGAATATGTACCAGAAGTCGGAGCGAAGTTTGAATTAAAAGAAGCGGATGGACATGTCGTGGAAACACTGACGATCGGAAAGGACGGAAAAGCAAAGACTAGCGAAAAAGTAGCACTTGGAGCTTATATCCTGCATCAGGTAGCCGGTGAAAATGGCTGCACAAAAGAACAGGATAAGCATGACTGGATCGAAGATCAGGATATCGTCTTAACAAAAGACAACAAAAATAAGACTGTCAGCTATTCTTACGATGATAATGAAAAACCGATCGAAGTAGAACTTGTCAAACAATCCTCTGAAACAAAAAAACTGTTAAACGGAGCTGTCTACAAAGTCTATGACAGTGAAAAGAATCAGGTGGCAACATTAACAACAGGAACGACCTCTGACGGGAAAGCATCCTGCAGACTGCCATATGGAACTTATACAATCAAAGAAACAACTGCACCGGATGGTTACAATCTTGATACAGAACAAAGAACCTTTACCTTAAGTGAAAAGTCTGACAGTATCAAGATCAAATATGACAATGCCGGAAACGGAAAAGCAACCTTAAACGAGACAGATACACCGGTCATGGGTTCGATCTCCTTACAGAAGAAAGGAGAGTATCTGACGGGGTATGCTGGAGATTCAGGATTCGCATATGAAGATAATAACATCGATGGAGCTGTTGCAGGATTCACATATGAAGATGATAACATCAACGGAGCTGTTTACGGCTTGTTTGCCAAAGAAGATATCACAAAAGATGATGGAACCGTTGTATGGAAAGCGGGAACAAAAATCGATGAAAAGACAACAAGCAAAGACGGACCAGTGATTTTCACAAGAACAGGCAGCGATGGAAAACAGACGACTAATTTCTATCAGGGCCACTATTATGTCAAAGAACTTTCCGGTCCAAACGGATATACCATTGATAAAGAAGAGCATGAAGTCAATATCACATGGGATACGAAACCAGATATGAACAATCTGAATAAAAACAATACAACGCCGGATGTGGAAGATCCAATGGGAAGTGAAGATGCGAAACCATCAACAGGGATCTATGTTCTGGAAGAAGGCGAAACTTTAAACAAAGAATTTGCCAATGCAGAGACGATCACGTTTACATGGGAAAAGGCAGCGGACGGAGTCCAGACAAAAGACGTTTCCCAGAACAAGGACGGAAGTGTTGTTCTCTGGAAAGATGGAAACAACTATTATGTATCCACACAGAGAGCCGGACAGGTCATCTACATGAACGCTGTATCAAGTAAGATGTTCTTAAACTGTACAGCACTGACAACGATCAAATTTAAAAACATTGATACTTCACAGACCGTGGATATGTCTGAGATGTTTGCCGGATGCGGAGCATTAAAAGAACTCGATTTATCAAGTTTCAACACATCCAATGTGGAAGATGTATCCAAAATGTTTTACGGATGTTCTGAACTAAAGACAACCTATACACAGGATCAGAAGTTACAGATCACGGATGATTACGTGGCAGCAAAAGGATTACAGATCACAGCTTCTCCAAAAACAGACTTTATGTTAGGAGATAAATACAAAGCCAGTGATTTTGACTTCTCTATGCTCTATGATGATAATGGAGAGGAAACACTGGAAGATGTGACGGATGCAGATGTCAGCTTCAATCCAACCTATGCAGATATGTCTGGAAAACAGAAAGTTCAGATCAGCTTTAAGTCATCCAGTAAATATGCAAAATATCAGACGATCGAAACGACAGTCAAAGTCATTGATCCGGATGATACGAGTGATGTATCCTTAGATACGGCAAAACATATAAACATCGACCTGAACCTGACTGATAAGCTTCAGAAATACAGCATTCAGTTTATCAAAACAGATAACAAAGGAAATATGTTACCGGGTGCTAAGTTTGCATTAAAAGCAGCCTGTGAGATCGTGGACCGCAATGGAAAAACAATCTTTAAGAAAGGTGATACGATCGCAACAACTGTTTCCGGAGATGATCAGTTTGGTTATCTGGAATTCTTCGGACTGCCAACTGGTATTTATGCAAAAGACGGTGTTGGCAAAGAAATGTATACGGTGGAAGAGATCGAAGCACCACTTGGATATAATAAGTCCGATGAAAAGCTGACATTTGGCGGAGAAGTATTAAACAATACGGCTGCGGACTTTATCCATGACGTGGCATCCCAGGGAAATACCAATACCGATGAAACAACTTACAAACATGATTCCAAGACAATTGTCAACACTCCATCAGATTATGTGCAGGTGAAGAAGTACTGGATTGATGATAACAACTCCATGAACACAAGACCTGTATCAGTGACCATCAAAGCCGAAAATAAGAATACACATGAAGTGAAGACTTATGTTCTGAACAAAGATAACAACTGGGCAATGCAGACAGATATCAAGCGTGGTGAGGAAAAGAACTATACGTTTAGTGAAGTTTGTAATGCAGCAGGTTACACAAGAGTCAGTGAAGCAAGTGGTGATTGGGATAAAAATACTTATACTTTGTCTTATACAAACAAATATGATAAGAGTAATAAAGTACGAATTGTTGTCAAGAAAAACTGGAATGACAGCAATAACAGTGATGGTATCCGCCCAGATTCTGTTAATATAAGAGTTTATAGGAATGGAACAAAAACGGATTACCATGATACGTTAAGTGCAAGCAATAACTGGACTGCAGAATTTAATAACCTCAATAAGACTGATCCTGTTGGAGAAGATTACGAATATGAAGTGAAAGAAGATTCATCTTCTGTTGTTAACGGAAATGCAAAAACAGGTTATGAAGTTGCATACGAAGTAAAGAAATCAACGGATAAATCTACAGGTATCACAACGATCTCAACAGATATCACAAACACTCATAGACCAGATTCAACGACCAGATCCATTCAGAAGAAATGGAGTGATAACAACGATTCCGATGGCATCCGCCCAGATTCTGTCAAGTTCAATCTTGTCGGAAACGGAAAAGTCGCAGATACCGTAACCTTGTCTGAAAAGAATGGATGGAAAGCGACATCCAAGCTCGTTCCAAAGAAAGAGAATGGAAAAGCGATCACTTATACATGGCAGGAAGTACAAGAAGGTGTGGTCACAGGAGAGAGTCAGATCGGATATAAGGCAACTTATACAACCGATAAGGATGATCCTGATACAACGATTGCAACCAATACCCATACACCGGGAAGAGGAAAGGTAACGATCACGAAAGAGATCGATCCATCTAACTTAAACATGGATATCGGAAGTGCGAAATTTACGTTTACACTGAAAGGAACCGATGCTTATGGAAAGAAACATACGTACAAGGAAGAGATTGAATTCAGCAAGGATGAAGTGGCAAAACAGTTAAAAGCTCATCCGGGAGAAAGGATCAAACTTTCTGCAACCTTCGATGATCTGATCTACGGTACTTATACATGTAGCGAGAGTGGTGGAGAAAAATACTTTAAGCTCCTGACACTTACATCTGACAGCACCAATGCAACGGTTGACCAGAGCAAAGGAACTGTAACATTTAAGATCGGACCAGAAGGAACTATGGGAAATGCGAAACTGACAGCAGATGCAACTTTCGTTAACCAGATGATCCGTGGATCCGTAAAATTAGTTAAGAAAGATTCCTCCGGAAAACGATTAAAAGGTGTGGAATTTACGATCGAAGATTCCGATGGAAACAAGATCGCCAGTGACACAACAAACGAGAATGGAGAGATTAAGTTTGATGGATTACTGCCGGATAAGTATAAGATCACAGAGACAAAGACACAGAGCGGTAAGACACTGTTAAAAGAACCAATCGATGTAACGATCCCAATGACAGTGACACAAAGCGAAGTGAACGATCAAAATATCGATGTGAGCAATGCGATCAAGCAGGGAAATAACTATTATTTCTATCACTTAACTTATGAGGTGAGCAATGATTCCACACTGAACCTGCCATCAACTGGTGGATTCAGTAATGTCAAGACTTACCTTCCACTGATCGGTGGATTCGTACTGATCTTAGCAGCAGGATTCTATTATCTGAAAAAGAAAAAGGGTATGAAAATCCTGAAGAAGAAAAAATAACAACCAATAATGATCTCACAGTCTTTGGGCTGTGGGATCGTTTCTGTAAAAAAGAGGAGAAGAACCAAATGGAGAAATATTTATATTCTGATCGCAAGATTCTTGAAAATGAAGCAGAATTGTGTAATGATAAGATCAAAGATCATACAGATTGCCAAGAATGCGGAGAAGATTATCTGTTTATGATGAAGGATAATTACCATGAGTTTTCGATTGGTCTAAGTACAATCCTTTCTTGTTTAGCAATGGCAGAAAAAGAAGGAGCTGTTCCAAAAATTCCGTATGAATGGTGGAGTCTGATTAATAGGAGGTATTGATGGATACATTTAAAACAAGACCTGGATCATCGGAAGAGCTGTTGATTACAGAGGAGAATTTTACAAATAAAACAAAAAAGCAGTTTCCATATGTTATGAAAGAAAATGGGAAAAACGTATATAAAGCTATTTGTCCGGCCTGTGATAATCCGATTCGTATTGTAGGATTATATAAAAGAGAAGAAGATGTAAAACGAAAACCATATGGCAGACACACACCATCTGATCTTCCGGGCTTAACAGTATACAATGAAGAAGATTATCTTAATTGCCCATATCACAACCCAAACCAAAGTAACGACGGGGCAAAAAGAAGACCAGGAGATAAGAAATCAAGCTGGATTTATGATCTTATGAAAGAACATTTCGATCTTATCATATCAATTTTGGAAAAAAGTTTACATATATACATTAGTTACTATTTTGCAGAAACATTGTTGCAAAATTGGAAAAATAATGAAGGATGGAGATATTATCATACAAATTATAATAATCTTTCATATATGTTGCTGTATGCCGAAAAATCATATCGAATATTCGGACAATTGATCCGAAAAGACAGTAATGTGGAGAAAGCGATTCTTGAAAAAGGAAAGAATTTTCAATTAGAAGATATAGGAATGAACTATTATCACAAAATCAAACAGAAGGATGGATTTCTAGATGCAGTTTTTTATTTAACCAATCATCAACTAAAAAGAGATGGTGAACATACAGAAGAGATCTATAAATACTGCATTATTGAAGGAGAAAAAGAGATATACAAAGAAAAGATTATTGTGGAAAAAGGCAGATTGTATAAGTTGATTCAGCAGCAACAAAGCAGAAGCAATCGAGAAGAACGATTGATTGAAATAGCAAACAGAGTGTTGTAAACAGCTCGTTTTCATATATATATACATATGGCAAGGAGGATTTAACATGATGATACAATTAAAATCATTTACAAAAGATGCAGCATCAAGAACAAAAGGATTACAGTTGAAAACAAAGTTGGAACATGCTATAAAAGAAGAAAGGAATATATCTGTTGATTTTGATGGTATTGACAAATTTGCTTCTCCATTTTTTAACAATAGCTTTTCTGCACTTGGAATTCAGTATGGTTTTGGAACAATAGAAAAAATTGAATTATTAAATATTTCCGATAATGGCAAATTAGTATTTGATTCTTCAATGGAAAATGCAAAATTTTTAACTAATGACCTGATTAATTCTATGAAAGAATAACGAAAAGAGTCCAGATACACGATTTAGTGATGTGTCTGGACTCTTTTTATTATTTTAAAGATTATCAAAACTTATTTGAAATGAGAAAGATGAAAGATAAGAAAAAATATGCAACAAGATTAGATTGGGGAGAAATCCCTGGTCTTTTTTTATTGAAAAAAGTAGCTACAAAACTATTGATTTTTGTAGCTACATAATGTATAATAAAGACAGTTAAAGGAATAAGAAAAAGAAAAGGAGGAAATCAAAATGAAAGAATTTAAACATTATGGAAAGGAAGTGTGGAGACAGGTACTTTCCGAAACAAATTGGGTAGAGGAGCTAAAGAAAAGCGGATTAGAATATGTAGCACTTCCAGATATCGAGCACGAAATTTACAAATATGTTAAAGATGGAAAAGAGAGGTATGCTCTAATTCATTATCCTGATGTGCCAGAAGAGTATTGGCAGGAGGTATACATAATAGAAAAAATCCCGGATGATCTCAATTGGGACAATATCGTAAAGGATTACAGGTGGCAGAGCAGAGGGGACGAGCCGATGAAATTGCCAACACGTGCAAGATTATTGTATGATGAAGCCGATCATCGAGCTTATGAATGGGAAAAGGAAGAGAATCCAGAGCGTTTTACAGATTGGCGGAATTTACAAGCTGGGCATATCGATCCAAAGCAATTTAGATTGGCTCTTATGTCATTGGGAACGAGTCTTGAAGAACTAAAAGAAATGGATCATGAAGATACGCCAGAGATTGACGAATTATAAAATGAAGAAAGGTTTAAATGGGTGAGTACGATGAACAGTATATATCATTATACTTTATCGACAGGACATATGAGGAGATCATTAGCCAGAGAAGTAAAAAAAGAAGTACGGGCCAGGGTGAGAGAGCTTATTAAATTTGAAAGAAAAGTTGCGTGCAATTATACAGTTCCGTTCCTGGATGGGACAAAAATACATGTTGTAGCCAACGGATCTTTTTATTCTGCGACAATCACGGCAGAGGTCAAAGAGGAAAATGTCATACTACTGACAACAGTAGGCTGCAAAGATGAAACGGGATTACCACTTGCCATGAAAGCAATTGATAATGCTCAAAAAGATTCAACAGGAAAAAAATTGAAAGGGTATCATCCAAAAATTCCGTTCATTGTAGACATTACAACACCATATTGCATACTAATTGCGAAATGGTCTGGAGATTTTTGCAGGACATTAGCTTGGTCAATTTTTGACGACTCAGAAACATCAGAAGATTAATTTATAAAGAAGAAATCACAGGAGATTTATAAAATTATGAAAAAATTAGGACGCCCGACGGATGCTCCAAAAACAATTGTAAAAAGAGCGAGGATGTCGGAAGATGATATAAAAAAATTGCAAAAATGCTGTGACGTATTACACGTAACGGCATCAGATGCAATTAGAATGGGCATTCAGGAACTATATTATAATAAAGTTAGACACAAGCCCTAA